ATCAGCGCGCTCTTGCCGCTGCTCTCGAAACTCTCCCCGGAGGGTCGGGCGACACTGGTGGAGAAGCTTCGGGCGAACGTTCAACAGCGTGAGAAATATCGCAAGCTGTTCACGTACTATCCCGACGACGGCCCGCTGCGGCGCGCGCTCTATCCGCGGCACATGGAATTCTTCGCTGCCGGCGGCGTGCACGAGCTCTTGCCGACGTGTCCGGACGATTGCGACGGCAAGCCGCATCGCGACCGCCTCGCGCTCTGCGCCAACCGCGTCGGCAAGACGGAAGGCATGGGCGGCTACGAGGTCGCGCTACACCTGACCGGGCATTACCCGGACTGGTGGGTCGGCCACAGGTTCGATCATCCGATCTCGGCCTGGGCCTCGGGCAAGACCAACGAGTCCACGCGCGACATCATCCAGACCAAGCTGTTCGGCCGCGTGCGCTATCACGGCCGCGAGAAGGGCGTCGAGGGCACGGGGCTGATCCCGGCCGACGACATCGGCAGCATCACCTGGAAGCGGGGCGTCGCCAACCTGATCGACACGGCGAAGATCAGGCACAGGTCCGGCGGCTGGTCGGACATCGGGCTGAAGTCCTACGAGCAGGGCCGCGGCGGCTTTGAAGGCACGGAGAAGCACGTCGTCTGGTGCGACGAGGAGCCGCCGGTCGAGATCTACGAGGAGGCGGGCATCCGCCTGATGACCACGCGAGGTCTGTTCCTCCTGACGTTCACGCCGATGGAGGGCATGAGCCAGGTGGTGCTGGAGTTCATACCCGGGGGCAGCTTGCCGGCTCGGGTGGAGGAGAGGGCGGAATGGCTGATGAAGGCGATCGCTTGATAAACATTCCGAAGCCCGAGCGGACAATCGGATTTCGCGCGAATGCGCATCCATATCAGGTGTTCAGGTTTGCGATGCCTGACGGAAGTTACCTGGACGTCGATGCCGAGGTTGCGCTTGCGGCCAAGAACACTAAGGCCTTCCTCGACGCCGAGTACGTGCGCAACTTGCTGAATCTTGGCGGCCACTATTGAGCGGTAAGTTCACCATGAACGCCGGCTGGGACCATGTCCCGCATCTGTCGGAAGAGCAGAAGCGCGAGGACCTTGCGCGCATTCAGCCCTTCCAACGCAAGGCGCGATCGGAAGGCATCCCGACGTTAGGGGCCGGCGCGATCTATCCGGTGCCTGAGGAGGTCGTGCTCTGCGATCCCTTCGACATCCCCGACTACTTCCATCAGTCCTACGGCATGGACGTCGGCTGGAACCGGACCGCCGCCATCTGGGGCGCGCTCGATACCAATACCGACATCCTCTACTGGTACAGCGAGCACTATGTCGGGCAGGCCGAGCCGCCGATTCATGCCGCTGCGATCCGCGCCCGCGGTGCCTGGATTCCGGGCGTGATCGATCCCGCCTCCCGCGGCCGCGGCCAGCGCGACGGCTCCCGCCTGATGACGATCTACCAGGAGCTCGGCCTCAACCTGCACGCGGCCGACAACGCGCTCGAGGCCGGCATCTACGAGGTGTGGATGCGCATGTCGACCGGGCGGCTGAAGATCTTCCGCACCCTGCTCAACACGATCGGCGAGATGCGGTTCTACCAGCGCGACGAGAAGGGCCGCGTCAAGGACGGGCAGAACGACCATTTGATGGACGCAGGCCGCTACCAGGTGGTGTCCGGCCTCGAGCGCGCGATCGTGCGTCCCTCCAACATGTGGCGCCGCGTGCCGGGCCAGACCACGCACCAGATCGATTATGATCCGCTGAGGCAGTCATGACCGACGTCCGCTGCATCTGGCGCCCCGGCTATGAGCGGCAGCCACGGACCAACGTGGTGCCGACGGCGACGACGCAGGCCGGTCGCGACACCCGCAACACGCTGGCCCAGTTCGTGGCCGCCAACACGATTTCGCCGCTGTATTTCAGCGAGCAGCAGAACGAGGCCCGCGTCAACGAAGCCCTCGACACGATGACGCTCCAGGAGCGCATCGCCATCGAGATCGAGATGCAGAGCCGCAATGCCAATGTCCACACGGTCGACTACGACCCGTTGAGGTGAGATGGGAATCCTGACCCCTGATATGCCGTCGGCTCCGCCGCCGCCTCCGCCGCCTCCCGCGGCGGCGACGCCGTCGATTGCCGATTCCAACGTGCAGGCCACGGCGGCCCAGGCGCGCGCGCGTGCGGCAGCCGCGTCCGGCAAGGGCAACAGCGGCACGCGGCTGACGAGCGGCCTCGGCGATACCGGCACGGTCGCCACGGCAAAGGCCAACCTGCTCGGGGACACGGCTTCGTAATGGCGCTTCAGGCTGCGCTCGCCCGCGAGGTCGCGCACTACGAGATCCAATCGGACTCGTTGCTGGCGCAGGCGCCGCCGATGCCGCGTCGCTCGGCCTTTGCTAATGACAACCCGCAGCGGCAGTGGGAAGAGCTCCGCCTTCAGCTCGAGGCTCGCCTGTACGCGCAGCGCAACTGGCGCCTGTCATGGTGGGAGCACTGGGCCAAGCTGGCCGAGGCGATCCTGCCGCGCCGCTATCACTGGCTGATCGTGCCCAACACGATGACGCGGGGCGCTGCGATCAACCAGGCGATCAAGGATCCGACCGGCACGCAGGCGGTGCGGGTCTGCACGGCGGGGATGCGCTCCGGCATCATGTCGAGCTCGCGTCCCTGGTTCAAGCTGAAGCCGGGCCTGCGCAACTTCAAGCCCGACCAGGCCGCCAAGGACTGGTTCGAGGACACGCAGGACCGGATGTACCGCGTGTTTGCCGGCTCGAACTACTACCAGTCCGGCACCACGATGTTCGAGGACCTCACGGTGTTCGGCACGGCGCCGAAGATCATGTACGAGGACCGGCAGAACATCATCCGCTGCTACAACCCGTGCGCGGGCGAATACTATCTCGGCCTCGGCTCCGACGGCCGCGTCAACACGTTCTACCGGACCTTCGTGCAGACCGTCGCGCAGATGGTCATGATGTTCGGCCTCAAGAACTGTTCGCAGAACGTTCAGGACCTCTGGGCGCTGAAGGGCGCGGCGCTCGAAACCGAGATCGTGATCGCGCACGTGATCGAGCCGAACTTCTCGCTGCAGGCGCCGGGCATGGGCGACCGCGACCTCGGCGTCGTGCCCGGCAACTTCACCTACCGCGAATATTACTGGGAATGGGCGCGCCAGAGCGACCGTCCCCTCAGCGTGCGCGGCTTCCGCACCAAGCCGTTCATCGCGCCGCCCTGGACGCGCGTCTCCAACGACCCCTACGGCCGCTCGCCCGGCATGGATGCGCTGCCCGACATCATGCAGCTGCACCTGATGACCGTCCGCCAGGCCGAGGCGATCGACAAGACCGTCCGCCCGCCGCTGCTCGCCGACAATTCGCTGAAGAACCAGCCCTCGTCGATCCTGCCCGGGCGCGTGACCTACGTGCCTGATCCCTCCAAGGGCATGAAGCCGATCTTCGAGATCCGCATGGACATCGATCACATGTCCAAGCTGATCGAGAAGATCGAGAAGCGGGTCGAGAAGTGGTTCTTCAACGACCTGTTCCTGATGATGGAGAACATCCCGGGCGTGCAGCCGCGTAACGAGATGGACATCGCCGAGCGCCGCGGCGAGAAGATGCAGGTGCTCGGGCCCGTGGTCGAGGGCATCAGCAACGAGCTCGCCGACGACATCCGCCGCTGCTACGCCATCATGTCGCGCCGAGGCCTGATCCAGCCGAAGCCGCCGTCCCTGCAGAACGTGCCGCTCGACATCGACTTCGAGACCATGGTGACCGTGGCCCAGCGCGCCGCCGAGACCGCCTCGATGGAGCGCGGCATGACCGTGATCTCCAAGCTCGACCAGATGTACCCGAACGAGCACGTCGGCGACGTCATCAAGAAGGACGCCTGGGCCCGCAGCTATCTCGAGAAGTCCAACTTCCCAGCCTCCGACATGAACAGCGAGGAGGACGTCGCCCAGATCCGCAAGGGTCGGCAGGCCGCGCTCGCCAAGGCCAAGCAGGAAGCGCAGGCCTCGCAGATGCTGACGCACACGGCGCCGGCGCTGGCCAACGCCGCCAAGGCCGCCAGCGAGATCGACCCGGGCGGCGCGCTCAACGCGCTGCAGATCGGGCAAGGACTGACGCCGGCCAATCCGGCGAGCGTGCCGAGCGGCTAATCAACGAGGAAAGGTTGATGAGATGAGTGAGGCTCCGACGGCTGAGATGCCGCGTTACCGCAGCCACAAGACCGTGTCGGCCCTTCAGATCAAGTACATCAATCGCGAGGTGCCCGGGAAGGTCACTCTGACGTTTGTCGAGCCAGGCTATGCGCCGATGACGTTCGAGGAAGATCATCCGATGCTGGTGCGCTACAGCCCGATCCAGAAAGATTTCCTCGTCGTCTACGCCGACGGCTACATGTCGCTGTCGCCGCAGAAGGCGTTCGTGGAAGGCTACACGAGAGAGTCATGACCGACGAACTCCATCCCACCATCGACGGTAAGCCCCTCGACGGAGAGGACAAGGTTCGCCCGGAGGGCATCGAGGTCGACGCCAATGGCGATCCGGTCCGCCAGGGCACGCTCATGCTCGAGCGCGAGTCCTACGAGCGCGTGATCGAGGGCCTCAAGATGGTCTCCGATGCCTGCGCGCACCTGATCCGCCACGAGCCCTTGCAGGCCGAGCACTGGCGCAAGTTCATGGTCCGCTTCGACCAGGCCCGGCGCATCGCGGTCCAGCATGCAGGCCTCGGCCTCGTGCTCAAGGAGAACGAGACGCAGGAGGTCCGCGGGGAGCCGCTGCCCTGGCGCCAGTGCCGCCAGCGCTTCCTCGATGGCGTGACGCAGGCCGCCGGCGGCTGCCGCCAGCTCGCCACCTGCCATCGCGGCGACCTCTGGTTCTCGACCATGGCCGGCACCCTGGAGGACATGGCGCGCAAGCTCAACGCGATGCGCCGCATTGCGGCCCGCAAGGCCGTGCGCGAGGCGCCCGCGCTGATCCTGCCGCCTGGCTTCGAACGAGGCCGCCTGAACTGAGTTCTACCCCGTGCAGCTACACGGGTTCGCGCGATGAAGGTCGCAATTCGAACTTCATCGTCCCCGGCGAAGGCTTAACCGCCTTCCCCCTGACATGTCGCGCAAGGGTCGTAGCTGGCCGGCGGACGATGGAGGCTGAAGTGAGGTCTGGTGATGCCGTCTTTCTGGCAATGCTGTGTTTCGCCGCAGCGGGTATACTTGTTGTTGTGCTGATGGCGGTTGTGGACGCCGCAACGGAACTGAAGCGCATAAGGCAATGGCTGCAGGCGCTGGCCGAGATGAAGGCGGCCGAGATCAAGGACGAGTATCTCAGCGCTCGCCTGGACAAGAGCATTCCGCGTAGGGGGAGGAAAGCGTGACCTCGCCGCCCTTCTCGGTCCGCCAGGAAGGCGGCGTGATCCTCGTCGACGCCAAGGCCGATGCGGCGTTCCGTAAGGCGCTGATGGACGGCGTGCCGCCGCAGCTGCGGGGCAAGATGATGGAGGCGCTGTCCGCGCAGATCCAGCCGAACGCCGTGCGCGCCATGAAGGAAGCGCGGCGGCACTTCGGCAAGGAGGCGGACGAGGTGTTTGCACTCGCGGCCGATGTTGCGTCCGAGCTCCATCGCTTCCTCGAAAGCCGGTTCGGCATCCAGGGCCTGCTCGACTGGCTGACGATCACGGGTCTCGGCAACGATTACCGGATGATCCGCGTGTTCTACGAGTGGGGCGGCATGGCGCAGGCTCACGCCGAGAAGCGTGGGTCCATCATCATTCCGCCCGGCGTTGGCCATGGCTGAGGAGGCGCCCGAACCGTTCGATGCGTCGGATGCTGTTGCTGTCAACAACGCGCAGCGCGATGCCGAGCGCATCAGGCGGGAAGATGCCGACGTCATCCGCGCCATCCTGCACTCGAAGAAGGGCAGGGCCTGGATGATCCGGCAGCTCGACCGCTGTCACGTGAATTCGCCGGCCAAGTTCGTTGTCGGCCAGCCCGATGCGACCGCGCACAATCTCGGCTTAGAGGCCTATGGCCTGATGCTGTTGCAGGACGTCATGGCGGCCTCGGTCGACCTCTACATGAAGGCGATCACGGAGCAGCAGGAAGAGGTGCGGCGGCAGAACGACGTGCGCCGCAACGAGGCCAAGCGCCGCGAAGAGGCTGAGCGCGGGCAGAGCGGAATGGCTGCGATGGAAGCGCTGCCGCCGCCCGAGGGATTTCCCGGGCACACGCCGCCGGCGCCGCCCCGCAAGAAACGAGGTAAGTGATGTTCTATCGCGACTTCATGCAGAAATATCGGCCGGTCTATTCGCCGGACGAGCCTGCGTCCGCTGGAGGGGCAACCGAGGCAGCGGCAACAGAGGCGGGCGCTTCCGGACAAGCGGCGTCTGCCGGTGAGGCGGGTCCAAGCGCCGAGCCTGTTGCCGCTGCCGCCGGTGCTGGCGAGGCTGCCCCGGCCGCGCAAGGTGCTGACACTGCTGCGCCGGCCGCCGGTGCTGAAGCTCCGAAGGCGGAGCCGAGCCTGCTCGAGGCGGCCGAGACCAGCAAGGCGACCGAGCCTGCGAAGGCAGAGGGCGACAAGAAGGATGAGCCGGCTCCGGCCGAAGCTGCGAAGCCCGAGGGCGACAAGTCCGACGGCAAGGATGTCAAGGACCCGAAGGCTGAAGACAAGCCGAAGGCCGAAGACGACAAGTCCGCCGCAGCCGAAACCGACCCGGCCAAGAAGGACGCCACGGCTGAATCCCAGCCCCCGGCTCCGATCAAGTACGACGCGTTCAAGGTGCCTGACGGCATCAAGCTCGACGACGAGCGGATCGGGAAGTTTTCCGAGATCGCCGGCGCCGCGCAGGTGCCCCAGGATGTCGCGCAGTCGCTGGTGGATCTCCACATCTCGGAGATGCAGCGCTTCGCCGATGAGACGAAGCGCGCCGTCGAGCAGAACCAGATCGACGTCTGGAACAGGCTCAACGACACCTGGAAGACGGACACCCGCAACGATCCCCAGATCGGCGGGGCGCGGCTGGAGACCGCGCTGTCGCGCGGCAAGGCGCTGATGGAGGAATACGGCGGCACGCCGGAGCAGGTGCGCGAGCTGCTGGCTCACACCACGCACAACGGCATGGGCAACTTCCCAGGCTTCCTGCGCTTCCTCGACAACATCGCCGAGGCCTTGAACGTCTATGAGGACCACGTGGTCGGCAACAATGCCGGGCCGCCGAAGCCTCAGCGGAGCCCGGGCAACCGCGGCTGGTACGACAAGAGCAACATGGGCGGCGGCACTCCCGCAGCCTGACGAACCCCTCCGCGGCTACGGAGGCATCAACGCGCGACTTCTCTGACCGGGCTTAGCCCGGCCAACTGGAGTCGATTTACATGGCTTTTCTGACGCTTGCCGACATCGGGCGCCGCTTCGATCCCGACGGCAAAATCGCCGACATGGCGGAGCTGCTGTCCCAGTGCAACGAGATGATCGACGACATGCCGATGGTCGAGGCCAATGGCCTCACCTCGCACGTCACCACGGTCCGCACCTCGCTGCCCAAGGGTTCGTACATCCGCTACTACCAGGGCACCCCGTACTCCAAGTCGAACGCGGCCCAGCTCGAGTTCGGCATGTCGCTGCTGCGCGACTATTCCCAGGTCGACAAGGAGCTGTGCAAGCTCGGCGGCCAGGAGAGCGTCCAGCGCGAGAAGGAAGACGTGGCCCACATGGAGGGCCTCTCGCAGCAGCAGTCGACCACGCTGGTCTACGGCAACTCCTGGACCTCGCCGGAGCAGTTCACGGGCTGGTCGCCGTTCTTCAACACGGTCTCGACCGCCACCGCGCAGAACGCCGTCAACGTGTTCGATTGCGGCGGCACGGGCTCGTCCAATGCCTCGATCTGGCTGATCGGCTGGGGCGACACCACGGCCTACGGCATCTACCCGAAGGGCTCGAAGGGTGGCCTGGTGTTCGAGGACAAGGGCGACGTCGTCCCGGGCTTCGACAGCAACAACCAGCGCTTCGAGGCCTACACCTCGCTGTTCCAGTGGCAGATGGGGCTCGTGATCGAGGACTGGCGCTATACCGTCCGCCTCTGCAACATCGACACCACCACGGCGGGCCTGCTCGGCCCGACGCCGCCGGACATCTTCGCGATCCTGTCGCGCGCGATCGTCCGCCTGCCGACCGCAGGCCGCACGGTCTCGGGCATCACCAAGACCGACGCGCCGGACAAGATGGCGCCGTCGATCCGCCTGAAGATGTATTGCGACCGTACCGTGCGCGCCGCGATGGACGTGCAGGCGATCCGCGACAAGAACGTGCTGTTGTCGCCGACCGACTATGCGGGACGTCCGATCGTCAACTGGCGCAACGTGCCGATCGGCGTGCAGGACTCGATGCTCAATACCGAGTCCCGGGTGGTCTGACCGCCTGAAGCCGCGCAAGGCCCTCTCCGCTAGCCGCGGGGAGGGTGAAACCCGAAACCCCTCTTTCACGAAAGACCATCATCATGGGACTGCAGGACCAGAACCTGGTGTTGTCCTCTGCGCAGGCTGTGACCGCGACCGCGCAGTCGACCAACGCCTACGACATGTTCACGGGCAACACCCTCGCGGTGGCGTCCGGTGCGTATTCGACCAACGGCATCATCGGCAACGCGACCGTGTTCGGCGAGGACCTCGGCCTCGGCCGCGGCAAGGGCACGCCGGTCGTCGAGGTGTTCACGGGCTCCGGCACGCCGGCGGCCGCCACCTCGCTGACCATCCAGATCCAGGGCGCACCCGATGCCGGCACGGGCAATACCTCGGGCGTCACCTATGTGGCCTATGCCGCGACCGGCGCGATCCCGCTGGCCTCGATCCTGGCCTCGAACCGGCTCGCCACGCTCGACCTGCCGCGCCGGCAGGCCCGCGCCGCGCTGCCGCGCTTTATCGCGCTCAACTACGTCGTCGCCGGCTCGAACTTCACGGGCCTGACGCTTACGTCCTACATCAACCTGGGCTCCGGCGCCTCGGCCCAGGACACGATGGGACAGTATCCGTCGAACTACTGAGGAACGGGCGGTAGCTCCGATGGAAGGGCCCCGGGCGGGAGACCGCTCGGGGCTTTGTCATTCAGAGATCAACGCGACATGAGGACGATGCGATGAGCGACGAGAAGAACGAAGCCCCGCGTGAGCATGCCGGCATCCTGAGCGATGTCGTGGCCGATGCGCTCGGCAGTGTGACGGCGAGCGGCGCGGGCGTTGCCCTCGACGACAAGGCGCTGCTGGCCAAGTATGGCTTCTCCCACATGGAGAAGACGTTCTCGATGCAGGACCCAGAGACCCGCGAGATTATCCAGGAGCAGGAGCCGTGCTACCAGCTCCTCGCGGACGGCTTCTACGGCCAGGGCATGCACGGCACCTTCTTCCTCGAAGGCTCCACCATCGTGATCAAGTCGCCGCCGAACCAGCACATGAAGCCGCTCAATCGCGCGGCCGCGGTGAACTACTGCAAGTGGATGGAGAGCCTGCCGCAGAACCAGACCTATATCGACATCGGCGACATGTCCGAGGCCGCAGCCGTGCTGGCCAAGGACCCGCGCGTGAAGGAGATGACCCCGACCCAGGCCCAGCGCGCGACCATCCTCGTCGCGGAAGGCCTCCGTCTCAAGCGCGAAGGCAAGAGCGCCATGGACCTGCGCGCCGGCGACATCGCCCGCAACTTCGCGCCGTCGTCGGGCGGCAACAAGGCGCCGCTGCTCAATGCCAAGATGAGCGACCTCTCGCAGATGTCGCCCGGCATGACGCGCGCGCAGCAGCAGGCGCCGACCGGTCCCGGCGCCGACCCCGGCGCACGCCGCGCCGGCAGTCCGCTCGGCGGGACGCCCGGCGGACGTTGAGCGAACGCGAAGCGAACAAAAGAAGGGTTGCGGGTTCGTTCCGTGACCGTCGTGCAAGGCCGCCTTCGGGCGGCTTTGTCGTGTCTGGAGTCGAGAGTCCTTTCACGCAACGGGAGCGCCGCAAGACGGCGAGATATCATGAGCATGTTCCGCAATCTTCGCTTTGCGCTTGCGATCGCGGCTGCGTTCGTGCTGGGCGCCGCCGGCATCGCCTTGGGGCAGGCGGGCTGGTACCAGATCACGAGCCCGGTCGGCACGGAAAAGGTCGAGGTCAACAACGGCGTCTCGGCCTACCAGAACTACGTGACCATCAACCAGATCCGCAACGCGACGGGATATCTGACGGTCGGCACGGGCGGCACGGTCAACTCGACGCCGACCAATGTGGTGAACAACCTGATCGCGACCGGTGCGATCACGACCTGGAACGTCACGCTGCCGTCCAGCCCGACCGATGGCCAGCTGTTCGCCGTGATCAATTCCACGGGCTCGGCCTTCACCACCAACACCACGGTGACCGCGCCGGGAGGCGCAACGCTCGCGGTCGCGTTCGCATCGCAAACCCTCGCTGCGAACGGTGGCGGCGCCGAGTGGCAGTACCAGGCCAGCAACACGACCTGGTATCGCGTTCGCTGACCGCTCGGAGCGCGTGCCATGGCCAAATCGCGCAAGTGGATCAAGAAGGCGACGGCGAACGCCCACGGGCAGTTCGCGGCCAAGGCCAAGCGCGCCGGCAAGAGCACGCGCGAATTTGCGCGTGAGAAGGCGAGCGCGCCCGGCAAGCTCGGCAAGCAGGCCCGCCTCGCCGAGACGCTGATGGGCATGAACAAGGGCAAATCGCGCGGCGAGCGCTGGTACGGCAAGAAGGACTGAGGGCGATGGCGGACCGCAAGGCTGAAAAAAAGCGCGACTGGTACGACAAGGACAAGAAGAAGGACAAGAAGTCCGACAAGGACTCCGGCAAGAAGAGCGACGGCAAGGACGGCGGTGACGAGAAGAAGCCGGAGACCGTCGCCGAGCGCCACGCCCGTGAGCACTCCGAAGCCCATAGCCGCCACGCCGATGCGCGCAAGGCGCTGACCGACAGCCACGAATCCGAGCTCGCCGAGATGGCGAAGCGCCACGCGACCGAGATGGCCGCCGGCCCCGGCACTGAGGCCGGCGCACCCGCTGCCGCCTCTTCCGTCCAGGGCGCTGCTGCGGGCACGCCGCCCGCTGTCGCCGGAGCGTCCGAAGCCGTCTAGTCGCCCGCAGAACCTCCCGGGTCCGAGAGGCGGCCGGTCGGGCAAACACGCTTTCGATGTGTGGTGCGGCGGGCGAGGGGCCTCGGGCAGGGTCCTTCATTTTCGCACTAATCGAGAGAAGCCGTCACCAATCCCTGAGGATGGAGATCCGCATGTTCGCCAAGATGGTCAGCATGGCCCACACGCCGGAAGAAGCGAAGGTCGAGGCCAAGGAGATGGCCGCGCCTTCCGTCCCGAAATATCCGTGGGGGCTGTGCCTGCGCCTGGATGAGGACTCGCTGAAGAAGCTCGGCCTCGATGGCGACCTCCCGCAGGTCGGCGAGTCCATGCAGTTCGTCGCGATGGCGAAGGTGACGTCGGCCTCGATCCACGAGAGCGAGAATCCTGACGGCAGCAAGCGCCAGTGCTGCAATGTCGAGCTGCAGATCACGGACATGGGCGTGCCCGCGGTCGATGCCGCCGAGGTGCAGATCGAGAAGTCGGAAGCGCGCCGCAAGCGCTTCTACGGCGCGAGCAAGGTCGCCGATACCGACAACGACGGCGAGTGATCGCCGCGACCAGCATGGGGCGGGAAACCGCAAACGGAGACACCCACATGAAGCGATATCGACTGACGGCACGCGCGGAGATGCATGGCGAGGTCCGCGACCCCGGCTACGTGTTCACCCTCGCGGAGGGCGAGAAGGGCCCGCATCGGGCAATGTCGCAGCGGCCCGACGGCAGCCATGCCGCCCCGGGCAACGCTCCGGGGAAGCTGGTCGATGAGCCGCTCTATCGCGAGCTGAGCGACGAGGAGAACGCGGCGATCGATGAGCGGGAGGCGGCCGCGGTCGCGGAGGCCGATGCGCACGCCGAGGCCTGCGCGGCGCGCGATGTCGCGCAGGTTGAGGGTAACCCCGAGACCGGCGAGATCGCCGACGAGTCCGACGCTCAGCCCGAGGCCGAGTAATTCATGGACGCCGTCTCGCTCTGCAATCTGGCCCTCGGCCAGATTGTGGCGCGCCAGCAGATTACGGGCCTTGACCCGCCGTCGCCGCCGAACAACGTCGCGGCGACGACGATGGCGGGCCTGTACCAGCTGCAGACCGATGCCGTGTTCCGCGCCGCGCACTGGAATTGCGCGCGCAAGCAGGCGACGCTGACGCTGCTCAAGGCCGCGGTCGGCACGCCCGAGAATCCGAGCGGCGCGCTGCCGACGCCGCCCGTGCCCTGGCGCTACGAATACGCCTATCCGGCCGACTGCCTGAAGGTGCGCTTCCTGATCCCCCGGCCGAGCCTGCCCGCGCCCGGTGTCGCGCCGCTGATGACGAATGTCGGCGTCAATTTCATGCCTGCTGTCAACACCTCGATGCCGTTCGTGCCGGCCGTCGATACCGATGCCGACCAGAACCAGATCCGCGTGCTGCTGACCAACGCCCCGCATGCGGAGGCTGTCTATACGGCGCGCATCACCAACGTCGATCTCTGGGACCCGTCGCTGCAGAACGCCGTGATCGGCGCGCTGGCGGCCTGGGCCTGCGCGCCGGTCTCGGGCTCGCTCGATCGCCAAAAGCTCTGCATCGCCTCGGCCGCCGCGCTGATCCGGACCGCCCGCGATTCAGACGGCAACGAGGGCATCACGCAGATGGACATCATCCCGGACTGGATGAACGTCCGAAACACGGGCTCGGGCCTGTTCGGCTGGAACCTGCCGCAGGGCGGCTACATCGCCGGCTGGGACGGCTGGGGCGCGCCGGATGGCGTGAGCTACTGAGCGAATGCCCGAGCCGATCCCGCTCATCAAGCCGTCGTTCGCCGCCGGCGAGCTGTCGCCTTCGATCTGGGGGCGGACGGACTACGCGAAGTGGAACATCGGCGCGTCCGTGTTTCGCAATTGCTTCGTGTCTTATCGCGGGCCTGCGTCATCGCGGGGCGGTCTGCTCTGGTGCGGGAAGTCGCTGACGCCGGCAAGCGCTGCGTCGCTGCCGCCAAAGCTGATCCGATTCCAGTTCAACATCTTCCAGAGCTACCTGCTCGAGTTCGGCGTCGATGCGCTCGGCCGGTCCTACATGCGGGTGGTGGTGAGCGGCGCCTATGTGCTGGACAGTTCCTTCGACATCACGGGGGCGACCAACGCCAACCCGTGCGTGCTGCACATTCCCGGGCACACCTTCAGCAACAACGATTGGGTGTTCGTCGACGGCGTGCGCGGCATGACGGAGCTGGATTCGAACAGCTTCATCGTCACGAACGCCGTACCCGACTTCATCACGCTGCTGGATATCTTCGGCCGCCCCGTGAACTCGCTGGCCTATGGCGCCTATACCAGCGGCGGGACGGCCTCGAAGATCTACACGACCTTCTCCTCGCCCTACGCGCTGAAGGACCTACCTTACCTCAAGGTGGTGCAGTCGGCCGACGTCATGTCGCTGTGCTGCGTCAACCAGGAGGACGGCACGGAATATCCGACCATCGACCTGCAGCGCCTGGCCGCCAACAACTGGAATTTCGACGAGGTGACCTTCGCCGCCTCGATCGCGGCGCCGACCGGGGTGAGCGCCAACGCGACCGCGACCACGGGCTCGAACCCGACGCAGTATGCCTATGTGGTGACCGCGGTCGACGCCACCACGGGCGACGAGAGCGTGGCCTCGGCGGTGGCGTACATCACCAATTCGGTCGACATTTCCGCGACTGCGGGCTCGCACATCATCGCGTGGGGTACGGTTGCGAACGCGGCCTATTACAACATCTACCAGGCGCCGCCATCCTATGCCGCGCCGGTCCCTGTGGGGGCGACCTTCGCGTTCATCGGCTCGTCCTATGGCAACGAGTTCGTGAACACGAACATCCAGTCCGATCCGGCCAAGACGCCGCCGATTCACAGCAACCCGTTCGCACGAGGGCAGGTGCTGTCCTGCACGAGGCTCGCCGGAGGCTCCGGCTATGTGCAGGCGACGACCACGGCGGCGATCACGAGCGCGACCGGTTCGGGTGCGGTGCTGGCGCCGGTCGTTGTCAGCGGCGCCGTCGTCGCGATCATCGTGGAGAACGGCGGGGAGAACTACCGGGCGGGCGATGCCATCGTCATCTCGGGCGGCACGGGCGCCAGCTACAGGCTCGAGGTCGGGCCGCTGACCGGCACCTATCCGCGCGTACCTGGCTATTTCCAGTCGCGCCGCGTCTATGGCGGCACCACCAACAACCCGGACACGCTGTTCGCCTCGCAGACCGGCTCGTACACCAACATGGATTCCTCGGTGCCTCCGGTCGACAGCGATGCGATCGTCGCGACGCCGTGGGGGCAGCAGGTCAACGGCATCCAGGGCCTGTTGCCGATGCCGGGCGGCCTGATCGTGACGACCGGCCTCGACGCCTGGCAGGTCGCGGGCAGCTCCGGCTCCGGCTCGACCTGGACGCCGTCCTCGCAGAGCGCGCAGGTGCAGGAAAGCACGGGCTTTGCGCCGACGCTGCCGGCGCTGAAGATCAGCTACGACATTCTCTACGTGCAGTCGCTGGGCTATGTGATCCGCGACATCGAGTACAATTTCTACAACAACATCTATGCCGGCGAGGACATCTCGCTGCTGTCCAACCATCTGTTCGACGGCTACGAGATCACGAGCTGGGCCTGGGCGCAGGTGCCCTGGAAGCTGGTGTGGGCCTCGCGCAACGACGGCCGCTTCCTGTCGCTGACCTATGACAAGAAGCAGCAGCTGCAGGGCTGGACGCGTCACGACACCAACGGCCTCGTACAGGGCGTCGCGGTCGCGACCGAGCCGCCGGTGGATGCGCCCTATTTCGTGGTGAAGCGATTCATCAAGGGCGTCGGGCAGTGGGCCTATTACATCGAGCGGATGGACAACCGCCTCTGGGCTGGCCCTGAGGATCCGCGCTGCGTCGATGCGCACTTGACGCTGCCGCAGCCCGCTCCCGATGCGACGCTGTCCGCGGACGCCGCTGAAGGGCCCGGCACCATCGACGGCGCCTACCTCGCGACGCAGGGGCAGGACTACACGGCGCCCGTCGTGACGCTGGTCGACCCGACCGGCGAGGGCTCCGGCGGCATCATCACGCTGACGGTCGCCGGCGGATTGATCACGGGCTTCACGATTGAGAACCCAGGCCAGAACTACTCGCCCTCGACCGAGGCGCGGATCACGGACGCGACCGGCGCCGGCGGCACCCTGGTGCTGCTCGTCTCGCAGAACGTCGAGTTTCACGCCAGCGCGCCGGTGTTCACGGCGGGCGACGTCGGCGCCGTGATCCGGATCGGGGGAGGGCAGGCGGTGGTCCAGAGCGTGACGTCGCCGACGACGCTGCTCGCGGCGGTGACGGTGCCGATCGTCCAGGTGATGCCTGATGATCCCTACCGGCTGCCAGTCCCGGCGCCCGCCGGCAAGTGGACCATGACCCAGCCGGTGACCGAGATCTCCAACCTCGGGCACCTCGAGGGCATGACGGTGACGGGCCTTGCAGACGGCGTCGTGATCGACCCGGTCACGGTCGTCAACGGCGCGATCACGCTGGCCAATCCGGCATCCAGCATCGTCGTTGGGCTGCCGTTCGTGGCGCAGTTGCAGGCAATGCCGGTGGAGGTGCCGCAGGTCGGCACGGTCCAGGGCTCGCGCAAGGTCATCTCGGGCCTGAACGTGCGGATGGAAAAGACGCGCGGCATCCAGATCGGGGCGGACCAGCCGGTGGCCTCGACGCTCGACTTCTTCGAGGAGGTGCCGTGGAGCAACCTCGTCGACCTGCAATGGAATCCGCGTGCCGGCGTGCCGGATGCAGCGCTGCCGCTGTTCACGGGCGATGCCTTCGCGCCGATCAGCGGCGACTGGCAGAACTGGAACGGCTTCGAGGCGGCCCCCGGCATGGTCTGCGCGCAGCAGCTGCTGCCGCTGCCGATGAACATCCTGGCGTTCATGCCGAACGTGCAACTCGGAGATCGCTAGTGCGATGCGAAGGATCGTCGAGGTACGGCCGTCCGAGGTCGGCGACGTCTACCGGCTCGCAGCGAACCTGCGCGCGGCAGACGCCGATGAAGTGCGGGCCCTCGGGCTCGACCCTGCCTTCGCGATCCGTCGCTCCTATCGCGATGCGATCCTGCGCAAGAGCTATTTCGTGGATGGAGAACTCGCTGCGATGAGCGGCCTCTGCGGTCCCCTGCTGGCCGATATCGGCGAGCCCTACCTGATGACGACGCCGGCGGCCGAGCGCGCCAAGGTGTCGTTCATCCGCTGCGCGCGGGCGGCCGTGGACGAAATGCTGCTGCATCGGCTGCGGCTGGAGGGGCACGTCGCCGCCTCCTACACGCGCGCCTGCCGGCTGCTTCAGGTGTTGGGCTTCACACTGTCAGAGGCCCGGCCGCTGGGCCCAAGCGGTGCGCTGTTTCGCACGTACACCATGGTGAAAGCGGCATCCCCGAGCCGGGCGAGCGGCAGCGAGACCGTCAGCGAATGGGATCAACCATAATGGGTGTGCCTCTCGCTATTGCTGGGCTCGCCGGCGGCGCCATGCAGGCGTTCGGCGCCGTGCAGTCGGGCTATGCCAAGTCGGAGGCGGCGTCCTATCGCAGCCAGGTGGCGGCCAACAACGCCAAGCTCGCGCAGGACGATGCCGCGCGCGAGATGCAGGCCGGCGCCACGGCGGCGTTCAACCGCGGCCTCAAGACGCGCGCCCAGGTCGCGAGTCAGAAGGCCGCGCAGGGCGCCTCAGGCATCGACGTCAATACCGGTTCGGCTGTCGACGTGCGCGCCGGCACGGAGGAGCTCGGCATGCTGGATGCGCTGACCATCCGCTCCGACGCAGCCAAGCGCGCCTATGCGCGGCAGGTCGAGGCGACCAGCTACGAGGCGCAATCCGAGCTCGACAAGGCCGAGGCCGAGCAGGCGGTGACCGCGGGCTGGATTTCCGGCGCCGGCACGCTGCTGTCGAGCGCGTCGTCGGTCGGCGGCAACTGGGGCAAGTATCAAACCATGTTCGGATCCTGATGGCATCGCATCCGCTCGAATATAGCTCCGTTCCCGGCGTCAACCCCGGCGTCGGCGCGACCGGCGCGCGCGAGCGCATCGACGCGCGCCCGGACGCGTTCGGAGCCTCGATCGGCCGCGCCATGGAGACGCTCGGCGGCGCCGTCGAGAAGGCAGCCAACACGGGCCTCGAGCTGGTCCGGACGCAGGACGAGATCGACGGCCAGACCCACGCCGCCGAGCTGCACTCCTGGCAGAGCGAGCAGACCACTAAGCTGCAGGCCGATTTCCTGACGCTGAAGGGCAAGGCCGCGATCGACGCGCTGCCCGACTTCGACAAGCGCATCCGCGAGATTCACGACGAGGCCAAGGGGCAGGGCGGCAATCCCTACACCACGCGCCTCGTCGAGGCGCAGGGGCGGCGCCTGGTCGACGTCACGACGTCGAGCGCCGCGCGCCACGCCGCCGCCGAGCGCAAGACCTGGGAGACCCGGACCGCGGCCGATTCCGCGCAGAGCTACGGCAGCCGCGCCGTGTTGCTGGCGACGCAGTCACCCGCCCCGGAAATTTCCGGTGACGTTACGGTGCAGACCGCGCTCGGAAATTCCGACAACGAGATCCGCAACCTGTTCCAGGGGCAGGGCTATGACGGCCCGGCGATCGAAGCCGAGGTGCAGAAGAACCGCGGCCGCAACGTCAAGGCCATCGTCGAGCAGATCGCCTCCGATGCTTCCAGCGACACGGCGAGCCCGAACAGCGTCAAGCGGGCCTTCGACTTCTACAAGTCGCAGGAAGACAAGATCGACGCCGGCTCGCGTGTAGCGATCCAGAACTATCTCAAGGGTCCGCTCAACCAGATCGCGGGAGCGGCGATCGCGGACCAGGCGATGGGCCGTCCCCCGGCCGGCACGCAGAAGCCGGAGGTGGTCGAGGACATTCCCGCCAACTTCATCTCGGCGATCAAGAGCACGGAAGGCTACCGGTCCAAGGCCTATTGGGACGTCAAGCAGCACACGGTCGGGTTCGGCACTCGCGCGAATTCGCCGGACGAGGTGGTCACGCCCGAGGAGGCCAACGCGCGCTTCAACCGGGAGATCGGAAAGGCCGCGAAGTTCGTGGACAGCGTCAACCCGAATCTCGACCCGGGCACCCGCGCCGCGCTGGCGTCGCTGACGTTCAACGCCGGCGAAGCCTGGGCCAAGGCGGGTCTCGGCGATGCCATTCGCGCAGGCGACCTCGGCAAGGCCAAGGAACTGTTCCTGCAGTACAACAAGGCGGGCGGCGAGACCAACCAGGGCCTCGTCATGCGCCGCGCCCGTGAGGCGTCGTGGTTCGGCCGGGGCGAGATCTCAGCGTCGGAGGCGGGCACGCCGCGCCTCAACAAGGGCGACGTGATGCTGAAGATCCTCGACGATCCGGCCTTGCAGAACCGCCCGCAGGTGCAGGCCGCCGCGCTCGCGCGCGTGAACAAGATCTATCAGGCGTGGGACCTGCAGCAGAGCCAGAACCGCGCAAGCTTCGAGGTCAGTGTCAAGAACGCGACGGCGGAGGCGCTGGCGACCGGGCAGGTCAAGAACCCGCTGTCGCGCGAGCAGTTCCTGATGAACTACGGCGCGGCCGACGGCGATGCGCAGTGGGCCGAATATCAGGCCAATGTGCAGCTCGGCGCCGACGTGCACACGACCGCGAACCTCGCTCCGGCCGAGCTTGCGAGCCTGCGCGAGAAATACACCCCGCAGCCGGGCGAGCACTTCATCGACCAGCAGAAGCGCCTCGCCATTCTCGACAAGGCCATCGCCTCGAACGCGCAGGCGCGGGAGGACGATCCGGCCACCTTCCTGATCACCCGGACCGATTTCGGCAAGGAAGCGTATGGCCAGTTCACGGCGCAGATGGCGGACAAGAACGCCAGCCCCGAGATGCGCACGGCCTTCGCCGACATGTACGCGAGCAAGATGCGGCAGGAGCAGACCAGGCTCGGCATCGTGCCCGACAAGGTGCGAATCGTCCCGCAGGCCTATGTCGACCAGCTTTCCGCCAAGCTCAACAACCCCTCGCTCAATGGCGGCTCGCTCGCGATCGTGCAGGGCCTCGAGGCCGAGGCCAAGCTCTGGGGCAGCCACTGGCCGGAAGTCTATCGGCAGATGGCCAAGAACGTGCAGCCCGTGGTGCGCGTGATCGGCTCCGGCGTGAAGCCGGATGCGGCGCAGGTGCTGGCCGACCTCTCGGGTGTGTCGCTGCCCGACATCCTGAAGGACCAGAACACGGAGCGCGCCGGCCAGATCAAGAAGGACGTGCTGGACGCCTTCAAGCCGCTGGCGGGCTCGATGGGCGGCCAGGACGGGGCCATCAGCGTGTTCAACGATTTCCGAGAGCAGGCCGAGAAGCTCGCCGCGAAGTACGTGATCGGCGGCATGACGTCGAGCGACGCCGCCACCAAGGCGTTCGATGATCTCGTCGGCTTCAAGTACACGTTCCAGGACGGCTATCGCGTGCCCAAGGAGCCCGGCATCGACGCGACGCAGGTGATGGCCGGAGCGCAGGCGGTGAAGACGTTGATCGGCGACGGCAAGGGCTACCAGCCCGCCGCCGCGCGCGACACGCTCGGCGGCCTCTCCCCGGAGTACCTCTCCCGCGAAACTGCGCGCGCCTACGCCCGCGACGGCAAATGGGTGACCTCGCCCGACGAGAAGGGGCTGATGCTGACCTACAACGACCGCGCCGTGCGCATGCCCGACGGCGGCCCGCTGATTGTCCCCTGGCGCGAGTTGCAGGATCTCGGCCGACCCGCGATCGAGAAGGAAGATCAGCGCTTCAACCGCTACTTCCGCGGCGGGAGGTTCGGCTGATGCCCATCGTGACGGATGGCGCCATGATGGCACCCGAGCGCGGCATCCACGATCTCGGCGCCAGCTTTGGCGAGTCGATCGCCGCGGGCGCGGCGGAAGCCTGGGCGGATTCGCCGCTCAGCCAGTTGATGACCGGCAGCGCGATCGCCGAGGCCTCCGGCGAGATGCCGGACATGGGCCGGCTCAACGATCCGTTCCGGAACGGCGTCGACATCACGGAAGAGGTCAAGCCGGCGGTGCCGCGGCTCGACATGATCGATGCCATTGACCGGGTGAAGAAAGCCGGGCTCGACAAGCAGCTGACCCTGCCGAACCAGCCGGACATGCCGCAGGCCCAGCTCGAGATCATGATCCGCAACGCCAAGGCGCGCGCCGAGCGCGAGGCTACGGTCGAGCGTGGGCCGCAGGGCTTCATCCCGAGCGCCCTGCAGGTGGGGACGTCCTTCCTCGTCGGTGCAGCCGACCCGATCAATCTCGCCTCAGCCTTCATCCCGATCATGGGCGAATTGCGCTACGGCAAGCTGCTCGCCGCCGCCGGAGACAGCGTCAGCGCGCGCCTTGCCACCCGCGCGGCCGTGGGGGCCGGGCAGGGCGCCGTTGGCCAGGCGGTGCTGGAGCCGCTGGACTGGTGGGCCCACACCCAGGAAGGCCGCGACTTCGGCATGGCCGACGTGCTGCACAACATCATGTTCGGCGCCGCGCTTGGCGGTGCGCTGCAGGGCGGCGGCGGCTTCATCTCGGATGCCTACCGCGCGCGACAGGGGCGGGCGCTGTACCCGTTCGGGCCGGGCGAACCACTCGCCCGCGTGCCTGATGTCGGAACGCATGTGCCGGCGGCGGCCCTGTCCGACGATGGCATCAGTGCCGATCATGTCGAGCAACACTACCGGCGCATCGACCCAGGCGACGTGATCTCCCCGCAGAGGGAGATCCCGACAAGTGCGGAGCTCGACGAGCTCATCGCCAAGATCGAGCGGGACCTCGGTCCACCTTCGCCCGAGGTTGCGACTATCAACGATCTGCCGCCGCGCGCGCACGAAGACGCCATGCGTGTGGCGATCTCCGACTTGATCAATGGAGAGCCGGTGCGGGCGGGTGACGTCATTGCGGCGGCGGCGCAGACCGATCCGCGGATTGCGGAGAGCATGGATGTTGTCACGCGCCGCGTCGAGGCGCCGGTGGCCCGCGGCCGTGCGGCGGCGCACCCTGACACTTGGTCGCTGTTCGAGTTGCTGGCAAGGGAGGGCGGTCTCCGCCCCGATCCCGAACTGCAGGCGATCTTCGGCTCGGCCAAGAGCCCATTCGTGCCGGGCTTCGGGTCGCTGGTCCGGCAGGGTGGTCGGACACTGGACGATGCCCTGCGCCTCGCCAAGGACCATGGCTACCTCTTCGACGAGACCGACGTCTCCGGCGCGACGCCGCGGCTGACGCCGAACGATCTGCTCGACCGTCTTGCCGAGGAGAACGCCGGCCGGCGCCAGTACAAGCTGGATCAGCAGCACGCGACCAAGGCAGAGGTGAAGGCCGATCTGGAGCGCGAGCGCCACGAGATCATGGCGGCGCTGCACGACGAGATCGAGGCGGCGACCGGCCAGAAGGGTGTTCAGGTCGATCCGGCCCTGGAAAAGCGCGTCGTCGAGATCGTGCAGAAGGAGGGCGAGTCCGACGTGCTTGCCGCCTACGAACGTGCTATCATGGAGGACGCCGAGCGCTATGAGGCCATCAGCCGTGAACGACAGCAGCACCCCGAAACGGCCCACATCGCGGGATGGGACCCTGATGAGCCCGCTGGCGCATCGACGGATGGCGGAGCTGCTGCGGGCCAGCGCGGGCAATCCGGGCTTCCCGACCAAGGATCGGGCCGAGCAGATGGCGGCCAACCACGAGCAGCTGGCGCAGGCGATCGAGGCACGCTCCCGACCGAACTGACCAAGGCCGCCGACTGGCGCGGCGTCGCAGTCCAGCGGCCCGACTTCAACGATCCCGACGTGATCGCGGCCTCCAACGCGGCGGCCAAGGTCGAGCCGCCCCCGGCCGAACTCGACGGCCGCGTGACGGCGGCCACCAAGGCCGAGGCCTTTTCCCAGCGCATGTACGACATGTTCGCCCATCGGCTGCCGCCGGAGGAGCGCGCGCGGCTGGACGAGGCCCTCGCGACGCTGGAGCGCGAGAAGGCGGATTTCGACGTCGTCGCCCAGCGCGGCGCGGCGTGCCTGTTCGAAGGGAGCCAGGGATGATCCTGCTTGCCACGTTCTGGATCCTGCTGGTGCAGCCGGTGCCGCCGGCGGGTTCGCCCGAGATGAAGGAATTCTCCGTCGATACCGTCGAATTCGCCTCGGTCGACGATTGCGACGCGGCCGGACGCCAGTGGACGGCCGAGCTGGCCGACGCCGCCTATGCGCCGCAGCGGCGGCTGCGGTTCGAAGCCGATCGTCCGCGGCTTGCGCCTGATGGCGTGACCATCACCTTCACCTGCGTCTCGCGCGAGCGCAACTGAGCGGGCATCCAGACTATGGCCGGCCGCAAGGACTGCATCGACGAGATCCTCGAGATCATCGGCAACCGCATGAAGCGGTCCGAGGTCGAGGATCATCTCGAGGACATCAACGACCGCGCCGAGGCCTATGAATCCGACGGCATGAACCGGGCCGAGGCGCTGCATCGCGCGACGGAAGAGGTGCTGAAGGAAGAGTCGATCAAGAACCTGATCCTCAAGCGCAACGCGCGCGAGGACGCGCTCAAGCTCCGTGACTTGCGCACCTTCGTCGACAACGCGGTGAAGGCCAAGCACGGCGCCGAGCTCGCGATCGAGGCCCGGCTGACCGGCACCAACGTGCCGATGTTCGATCCCAAGAGCCGGACCGGCAACCAGCTGTCCGCGGCTGCCGTGGGCCTCGGGGCCAAGAAGGACTGGGTCGGGGGCGTCGTGACCGACCTGGAGCGGATAGGGCAGCAGGACCCGAAGTTTCGCGGGCTCGACAAGGTGTTCTACTCCCGCAGCATCGAGGACGATATCTTCCGCGAGAAGTGGCAGCTCGACATGGGCGACCGCGGCAAGCCGGGCGTTACCAAGAACGAAGCCGCGCTGAAGATCGCCGAGGTGCTCCATAAGTGGGACAATGTCCGGGTGCAGGCGCTCAACTCCGAAGGCGCGTGGATCACGAACTATTCCGGCTATGTCACCCGGCTGACGCACGATCCCGACCGCATCCGCCGTGCCTCGCGCCCGGTCTCGCCGTTCGACCCAAAGGGCTATTTCTACAAGGGGTTCGCCCAGGCCGACCGCGAGGCCTGGGCCTCGACCGTGCTCAACCACATCGACGTCAAGCGGACCTTCGGGGGGCAGGCGGCAGAGGCCGACAAGATCCTGGCCGAGATGTATGGCGGCTTTGTCACGGGCGATCACCTCGAGCTGGAGACGATCTCCGGCGAGCCTGTCTTCACCAACGTCGCGCGCCAGGTCAGCCAGGAGCGCACGCTGCACTGGAAGAGTGCCGACGACTGGCTCGCCTATAACAAGCGGTTCGGCCGCTACAACCCGACCGACGCGTGGCTGCAATCGGTCACGAAGAGCGCGGACCATTATGCGCTCTTGAAGACGTTCGGCTCGAAGCCGAAGGAGAATTTCGAGGAGATCATCGCCTATGCCAAGAACATGGCAATGGGCAAGCCAGAGCGCCTGGCGATCGACAAGCGCGAGCAGGCGCTGAAGAACCGCTTCGCCGTGGTCTCAGGCGAAGCCGACCGGCCGATCGCCAACATGTGGGCCGGCATCGTCAACGGCATCATGTCGGTGCAGCGGCTTTCCAAGCTCGGCTTCACGCCATTCGCGATGCTGCAGGACAACGTCACGATCTCCCGCGAGCTGTCGCGCCACGGCCTCGATTTCATCGAGCGCAACACGTCGCTCCTGTCGGGCTATTTCCGGGGGACGGAGGGCAGCGCGAAGGCGGAGGTTGCCGATCTCCTGCATACCGGCATACTCGGCCGGCTGCGCGGCGTCACGGCCCGCTTCGACATCTCGGATGCCCGCGCGGGGACCCTGGCGAAGATGGAGAACATGTTCTTCAAGATCACCGGCATGACCGCGATGACGGAGAACAAGCGCGCCGACGCCGAGCGGATGATGGCCTATGCGCTTGGCAAGAACCGCGCCAAGGAGTTCGCCGATCTCGGCGGCGACGAGACCCGCATGCTCCAGGCCTTCGGCATCGGCGAGGCCGAGTGGAAGGTGCTCAAGACCGTCGCCTGGAACGAGATCGAGGGTGAGACGTACCTGACGCCCGACGTGGCCCGGCGCATCTCGGACGAGGACATCGAGTCCTACATGAAGTCCAAGGGCTCGATCTCGGAGCAGGCGACGTCGAGCGTCCTGCTGCAGATGGCCGGCCATACCCAGGACCTCACCAATCGTGTGCGGCAGGATCTCGCCCTGAAGCTCTGGAGCTACTTCTCCGAGCGAGGGCAGGTGGCCGTGCTCGAGCCCGGCGCGCGCGAGAAGGCGATCCTCTACCAGGGGACGCAGTCCGGCTCGCCGCTGAACGTGGCGCTGCGCATGCTGCTGCAGTTCAAGCAGTTCCCGACCACCATGATCACCAAGGCCTGGGGCGCGGAGATCTATGGCGGCCGCACGGGGCTTGGCCGTATAGCAGGCCTGACCGAACTCGTCGTCGCCTCGACGCTGATGGGCGTGCTGGCCAACTTCCTGAACCAGACCGCGAAAGGGCAGGACGCGACCTCGCAATGGCGCAACAACCCGGTGCAGGCGTTGATCTCCGGCTTCCTGCGCGGGGGCGCCGCCTCGATCTACGGCGACTTCCTGCTCGGGGAATGGTCGCGGTTCGGCCTCTCGGCATCGGCGACGCTGCTTGGCCCGATCGCGGGACAGGTCGACCAGGTGGCCGAGCTCTGGAGCGACCTGACGCATGTGAAGAAGGGTGCAGCGACCGGCGCGCTCGCGGTGCGGATGGCGCGCTCCAATGCGCCGTTCCTCAACATGATCTATACCCGCACGGCCTTCGACTACCTCGTCACCTATCGTCTCCAGGACTGGCTCAACCCCGGCTACCTCGAGCGGATGGAGCGGAGCATGAAAGACAAGCAGGGCATCGAATTCCTCGTAATGCCGCAGCTGGGAATCAACCTGCGGCCGACGCAGGTGAGCCGATGAAGGTGCCGAAAGACAGCCCGACCGCCATCGGAGAGCGCGTGGTGTTGCGCGGGCGAGGTGCGTCCGGGGTCGTATCGAAGATCGACGAGGGTGGGTGGGTCTGGGTCGACTGGGATGAAGGCGTGCGCGCACCCAAGATCTGTTTTGTTAGCGAGTTGGCGAAGCAATGACCGACGAACCCCCGCGCCCCGCCGGCCCCGCCCGCCAGGCCAAGGCGCCTCCGCCACGGCAGGCCAAGCCCGTCGAGCTGTTGCCCGGCGACATGAAGGAACGCGCGCCGGAGCCGATCCGGACCGCGAAACCGCAGATGCACCCCATCCAGCGCAGGCCTGCGCTGCCCCAGACGGAATGAGCCGATGAAGCTGTTCGGACGCCTTCTCTTCGCCCTGACGCTCGCCTTCGCGCTGGCGCTTGCGCCCGCGCGCGCGACGGTGAACTCGCAGGTCAACAAGACCATCGCGCTCGGCGACGGCGTCACGACGTCGTTCACCTTCAATTTCGTCGGCGTCGCCGCGGCCTACATCTCGGTGATCCTGACCGACAGCGCCGGCAACGAGACCGTGCTGAGCCAGGGCTCGGGCGCGACGCAGTACCAGATTTCGCTCAACGCGCCGGTGACGGGCGCGATCTGGGGCGTCGGCGGGACGGTGACCTACAATCCGAGCGGCACGCCGATTCCGGCGGGCTCGACGCTGACGATCTTCCGCACGCTGCCGCTGACGCAGGCCATCTCGCTGCAGAACCAGAACTCGCTCACGCGCCTCGGCAATGGCGCCGAGACCGGGCTCGATACGGCGACGATGCAGATCCAGCAGACCGCCGAGACGCTGGCCCGCGCCATCAAGGCGCCCATCGTCGATGCGACGCCGCCGGCCGACCTGCCGCCGATCGCGCAGCGGGCCAACCAGGGCGCCGCGTTCGATGCCGCCGGCAACCTGGTTGCGGGCACGATGCCGTCCTCCGGCGTCATCTCCGCGGCGATGCAGCCGGTCGTGAATGCGGCCACACTGGCGCTGGCGCGCTCGGCCATGGGCCTCGGCAGCATGGCGACCGAGGGCATCGGCTGCGGTCTCGTCGACGACGGAGCCGGCAATGCGCGGCTCAATCCGGCCATCACGCAGGTCGCCGTGAACACGGCGATCCACGCCGCCAATTGCTTCCAGGCGCTGGTGACGACCGGCCCGATCACGCTGACGCTCGACCGCGGCAACACGCTGTTCAACGGCTTCGGCTTCTGGGTCTACAACACCTCCGCCGGCGCCGTGACGCTGACGCCGAACGCCAACGACACGTTCCAGGGCTATGCCTCGGGCCAGAGCGTCAACCTGCCGCCGAACGTGCAGGCCTTCATTTCGACGGACGGCGCCACGCTGGCGAGCTGGCGGGTGCAATATGCGCTGGCCACGGCGCCGCCGATGGCTGCCGGCGGCTTCTCGAACCTCGCCATCACCAACAATGCCGGCGTGCCGAACACGCGCGTGGACGTCACGGCGAGCGCGCTGACGATTCCGAATGTGCTGGCCGGCGCGGTCCGCCACAGCGCCGTGTCCTTCACCATCAACACGGCAAACACCGGGTTGAATGGGATGGACGTGGGCACGCTGCCGGCCTCGTCCTGGGTCTATGTCTGGGCGATCTCGAACGGCGCGACGGTCGGCGGCCTGATCTCGACCTCGGCGACTGCGCCGACCATGCCCGCCGGCTATACCTATCGCTATCGCATCGGCGCGATGGCGACCGACGGCTCCTCGAATTTCTACCGCACGATGCAGAAGGGTGCGCGCGCCAAGTACGTGGTGACGCCCGCGACGAACACGGCGGCGCCACGGGTGATCACGTCGCAGTCCGGCGGCGGATTCGGCAGCGTCAACACGCCGACCTATATACCGTTTCCGGTCTCCGCCGTCGTGCCGCCGACCGCAGCGCTGCTCCACCTGCAACTGATGACGGTGAGCTCGGCGGCCTCGACGACCGTGCTGATCGCGCCGAACGCCAATTATGGCGCTTACAATTCGCCGACCAATATGCCGCCGATCACCAGCGTGACCGACACCACCAGCAACCAGACGCTGATCCAGGGCATCAGCGGCACGATATTGCTGGAGAGTTCAAACATCTATGCGGCCGCCACGGCGAACTCCTCCGTGACCATCGCCGCGGAAGGCTGGACCGACAATCTCTGAAAGGGACGCCACGCCATGTCGAACGCCAACGGCATCATGCCGACGATCCAGCAGAACAACGCGGTGCAGATCGCCTCGCCGCAAGGCTCGACCGCGCTCTTGACGACGGCGTCGGCGCAGATCATCGGCGCCAACGCGGCGCGGCGCGGCTTGCGCTTCTTCAATCCGAGCGACGTGACGATCTATGTCTGCCCGGCGAACCAGACCGCCGTGATCGGGCAGGGGATCCCGATCCTGCCGGGCGGCGGCCCGGTCGACATGATCGGCGACGGTGTGCTGATCAACTACAACAGTGCATGGAACGGCATCGCGGCCTCGGGTTCGAACAAGCCGCTGACCGTCCTCGAACTGCTCTGACCTTCACGCCGGCGCGGCTACGCCGGCCTTCGCGCGACGACTTCTTGCGGAGTCGTCTTTCATGCTGTTCCGGAAAGGCCTGATTGCAGCGCTGTTCGTCGCGGCGGCGACGCTTGCGCTGCCGAACCTCGCACGCGCGCAAGGCTGCGGGCCGCAGAACCCGAACTGCCTGGTGCCGACGGCGCCGCCCGGCACCAGCAACAACCAAGCCGCCTCGACCGCCTTCGTGCAGGGCGCGATCGGGGCGATCCCCTATACCAGCATCACCGGCCTGCCGGCGATGTCGATCCTCGGTTCGATCGCCGGCGGCAATGCCGCGGCGCTCAACGCGACTCAGGTCACGACCTTCTGCAACGTGTTCGCGACGTCGCTGAAAGGCTGCGTGCCGGCGCCGGGCTCGGTGACCGGCCGCTATCTCGGCGACGATGCCGCCTGGCACGCGCTGCCGGGCGCGGCGACGCAGACGATTGTCGCAGGGACCGGCGTCAGCCTCGGCGGCACCTGTTCCGGCACGGCGCTCAATTGCACGGTCAACGCAGCCGGCTCCACGCAGCTCACGCTGGCCTCGCGCGCCTTTGCGATCACGCAGGACCTGTCGGCGCTGACAACGATTCAGACGCTTGGCTACGGCAGTGGCGAATCCGTCGGCGGCGCGACCTTCCAGAAGACGGCCGGCAGTTTCATCGACACCCGCATCACGGGCGGGACGCTGACGGGCAACGGCACCTCCGGCTGCACCAACGGCACCTATTACACGCTCGCCTTCAACGGCGGGACCGGGCGCGGCGAGCTCGGCGGCACGACCGGCGTGATCACGGTGTCCGGCAACGTCGTGACCTCGATCGCCAATGTCGGCGGCTACAACGGCGCCATGGCGGTCGGCTATACCGCCGGCGACGTCCTCTCCGTGACCGTGCCGGGCTGCTCCACGACCGTGACCTGGACCGTGTCCAGCGTCTCGACGCCATCAGGATCGTTCACGGACGCGGTCGGCACGAAGTGGCAGATCATGTTCCCCGCGGCCGGCCTCGACGCGCGGTCGATGGGCGTGAAGTTCGACTGGGACGGCACGGACGGCACGGCGACCGACAATTTCACCACGCTGCAGAACGCTTTCAGCTTCGCCTGGTACAAGACCGGCACCAGCGTCGACGTCGGCGGCACGCAGGGTGGCCTCGTCCTCCTGGCCAAGCAGACCGCGATGATCGGCTGCGCCGCATCGAACCCGATCGTGGTGCCCTATGGCGTGAAGGTGAAGGGGCAGGGCAACTACGCCAGCACGATCAAGATGTGCAACACGTTCCCGACCAGCGCGAACCAGTGGGAGTTGTGCAATTCGTTTGCACATCTGGCCTGCTTCGCCGCGCTGCTGGAAGATTTCCAGATCTTCAACCAGCTGGATATTGTCGGCTCTTCCGGCCGCTCGGTCGTCTACACCAACAGCGCGCAGCATGAAGCTGGCCTGCGCCGCATGGTGATCTATCCGGGCGCGTGCGGGCGTGGGGCAACCTATGAAACCGGCTATGGCGGGGCCACGTACATCCTGCTCGACAGCACCGAGTTCAAGGGCGGCAAGTCCGATGCGAATTGCGGCGGAGCCGGCGGCGCGCAGGTGTTCCTCAATTTCGGGACCACCCAGGTCCTCATCGACAACCTGAATCTCGGCGGCCTCTCCGCCGGCCTCGGCGGCCCGCGCACCAACGGCATGGCGATCAACGGCGGCTTCGTCGATATCCGCGGCATTCACTCCGAGCAGGTCGTCAACCCCGTCACCATCAACATCCCGACCAGCGTGACCAACGGCATGGTGAGAGCGCGCATGGTGATCGGCGGCGTCGATTGCGTCGGCATGTTCACGCTGGTCAATGGCAACACCTTCGGCAATTTCATGATCTCGCCGCCGATGGCGATCAACGGCTGCACCCATCTGGTCGTCAACAACATGGCCGGCGGCGCCGGCAACATGACCGCGGCGACCGCGACGGACGTCGTCTTCCTGCCATCCGGCAGCGGGGGCAACAAGGCTTGGTAAGCGCGTCAATAAGGGCGGCAGCCGCGGGCGACGTGAGACCCGATCGAGTAGCAGGTCTCGTCTCTCTGCGGTCCGGGTGGAGCAACGCTCGCAGGCGCCGGCGCGCCAGGCCTGGCCGGTTTTGGCGGCAGGGGCGGCGGGGCCGGCTGCACCAGCGCCCACACGACGTACACCACGGCGATCACGCCGCTCGCTTTGACCGCGATCCAGTCGAGCGGGCTCAGCACGGGCATGGGCTTCGGCTCCGTCACCAGCGATCGAGCCCGAAGTGCTCTGGCGGGAGCTCGTGCATCCGGTCGCGGGCGACCTGATCGCAGTGGATGATGTGCAGCCGCCGGCCAAGCCATGCCAGGGCGGCGCGCAAGACGAGCAGCATGGCGTCACGTCCTGAGAAAGATGATGAGGATCAGGCTGGCGCCGAACGGCCAGACCATGGCGGCAAGGCGCACAACCTCAAAAATACGATGGCTCATTGAGGTTGCATACACCCTGAGCGCGATTGCGGTCAACCGCTGATCCCACAGGGTGCGACGCACAATCAAGAATTACGAGGAACAAGAATGGCATGGACCTTTGAGGCCACGGAGCGTGGCTATGCGAACCTATGGAAGACGGCGACACTGAAGGGCGGAGCCGACACCACGAACGCCGATCGCGTCGCTGACAAAATCATCGCGGCCGAGCAGCGTTACCGGGCCGTGCAGGTGGCGACCGGGGTGCCCTGGTATTTCATCGGCGACCTGCACAACCGGGAATCCTCCTGCAACTTTGCGGGCGTCCTGCATAACGGTGAGAAGATCATCGGCACGGGGCAGGTGACGACGCTTGAGCCTCCCGGCCGAGGCCCGTTCTCGACGTGGGAAGAGGCTGCGATCGACGCGCTCAAGCTCAAGAACATGCATCGGGTGCAGGATTGGTCGGTTGCCCGAATGCTCTACCAGGCCGAGGTGTTCAACGGCCTTGGTTACGTCGGAAAGGGCATCAACTCGCCTTATGTGTGGGCCGGCACCAACCACGAGCAGCGCGGCAAGTACGTCGCGGATCACAAGTTCGATCCGAACGCCGACGACACACAGCTCGGCGTCGCCGCCGTGCTGATCCGCCTCGCGCAGAAGCGCCCCGACATTCACGCAGATCTTTACCCAACGGAGAAACCGCAAGTGGACAGCCAGACGAGCGACGACGTGCTTCTCAAGGAAATCAGCGGATTGCGTGCCGATATCGCGGCGCTCCCCGCTGCCATCGCGACGGCGATCAAGGGCGCAGCGGCGCCTCAGGCTGACGCGCCGGCCGTCGTGCCCAAGCCCGAACCGACTGTTGCGACGGCGCCCGTGACCGCCACGGTAACAACGACCACGCCGGTCCTTGACCGCCCCGGTGTCGGCATCGGCGTGCTCGGCACGCTCGCCAGCGCCTTGCTCAGCACGCTCGGCGTCACCGGACCGATGACGGGCGAGGGGGCCACCACCACGGGCCAGCTGCTGCCGATCCTGTCGGCCGGCGTGGCGGCGCTCGGCGCCACCGGCATGTTCGGCACCTGGGGCAGCGCGATCTCGACCGTGCTGTCCGCGTTCACGCAGGCCAAGGCGCAGCCGAAGTCATGAACCAGGCGCGGGCGCTTGCGATCGTTGGCGCGCTGATCTCGGGCGCGTCCTTCTCCGCCGGCGGTGTCGGCGGCCGGTTGACCGCGCCCGCGCCGCCCCCGCAGGTCGAGCTTCAGGTTGTGCCGGCGGCGTCCTGCGCTGCCGGTACCATCGAGACGGCGCCCGTTCTGCCGCCAGAGCTCGTCGCGCCTCCCGCGCCGGTCGAGCCACTGGCCCCGCCTGCCGTCGCACCGCCTGCCGACGTAAAGCCCGCGCCGGCGGCGAAGGCGGAAGCCAAGCCAAAGGCCAAGCCGAAGCCGGTCGTGCCGACGCCAACGCCGCGACCGGCGCCGGCGAAACGATCGCTGCCGTCCTGCGCCGTCATCAAGCGCGAGTACGAGCGGATGACCGCCTCCCAGCGATGGGCTGAGTATCTCAGAGCGGATGCCGAGCAGATCGCGCACGGCCGCCGCTGTCTCGGCATGTGACGAACCCTAACCCTGAACAGGAATAGCCATGCGCGTCCGATCGCCCTGGGTGTGGACTGCCTTCGTGCTCTGCATCGTACTCGTCTTCGCGGTGCTCGAAGGCCTCGCCCTTGCCGACCCCGAGGGCCTGTCGCTGTCGCAGTGGTACGTCAGCCTGACGCTGGCCTGGCCGCCGATCAAGACGCTCCTCGGCATCGTCATCGGCATCCTCATCTGCCATTTCGGCTGGTGGTGGGTGCCCAAGGAGAAGCGCGAGCGCTGCGCGACGTGTGGTCGCGACGTGCTGAAGAATCCCCACGGCGGATAGATCAATTTCATCAAACGGAGAACGACCATGCAATCGCTCGCAAAGCTGCTCAGCACCTTTTCCGGCCCGATCGGCGCACTCGTCGAGAAGGGCATTCTCGCGGGCGTCATGTATGCCGCCGGCAAGGGCTGGATCGGCGGCGACGTCACGGGCCTTGCCGCCACGCTCTACAGTGCCGTCTCCGCCGTCTACACCAGCGTCATCAATTCGCGCACCGGCAAGATCGTTGCGGTGAACGAAGACGCCGGCAACGGCGTGAAGGTGGTGCCGATGACCAATCCGGCACCTCCGGTCAACGCCCCGGTCGCCTGAATGACGTGGCCCGCCCGGGTGCTTGCAACACCCGGACGAGCCTGACCACCCCAAGGGATGAGCCCCTCGAGATGGCCAAGGAGATCATGGGAAGCGAACCGTTAAGACGGCGTGAAAACGTCGTGCCCTTCCGGGCCAGATCCGCGGGCGAGGCCATGGTGCTGTCGGCACTGATCCACAAGACGTTGCGGCACTTCGAGAACCGCCTGTTCGAGCTCGCGACCAGCGCGATGATGATCCTCATCGCGCTGCACGTCACGCTCTGGCCGTCGGCGCGGCTCGACTTCCTGCCGCTGGTCGGCATCGTTGCAATCTACGGGCTCGGCGGGGCCTTGCGGTTCGCGGCGCTGATCGCCAACGGATCCTGGCCCAGGCATGGGCCGAAACTGCGCGCTCTCGGAGCCTTCGCGGGCGCGATGGTCTGGGCACAGATGCTCGTTGCTTCGCTGCGCGCCGGTGGCGACGCGGCCATTCCGCCAACACTCGACATGTGGGTCTATCTCACCCTCGCCGCGGTCGAATTGATCGCGATGTGTCGCGCGCTGGTGGACAATGAGCGATATCGTTAAATCCGCCTTCGCCGCGCTCGAAAGCTGGCCGCTGGTGCAAGGTGCGGTCGCGATCCTGGTGCTGGTGATCGCGGCGCTGCTGGCCTGGGCCACGTTGCGCAAGCAGATGCCGGCGTCGTCCGCTGGCGCTACGGCGGCCCCGACGGCGTCCCCCGTGCCGATCCAGATCGAGAGCCCCTGGCTGGTGCAGCACCTGGTCGAGATGCATCTCGACATCGAAAAGATCAAGAACGCGCTGGCGGCGCAGGAATCGCACCAGCGTGTCCTGGGCAGCAAGATCGACGGCATCGCTTCGCTGTTGAAGCGGCGCCAGAGTCGCCGCGACCGCGGCAGCAAAGCCTGAACGAAACGGAGAACGAGATGAGAGCGACGACGATGCTGGTGCTGGCTGCCGCGCTGATGGCCGGCAGCCCCATGGCCGCAAAGGCCGAGGACGACGATGCGTTCATGCAGCGCGTGGTCGGCGCGCTGCAGGCCCAGCGCAACCAGGCGCAGGACGCGGCCGCCGCGCAGCAGGCGCGCGCCGAGCAGTCCGAGCAGCGCCTTGCCGCGGCCCTGGCCCGCATCAAGGAGCTCGAGGCCAAGCCGGCGCAGGCGCCGGCCGAATCACGCTAAAGAGAACACACCTTCGCGGCTACGAAGGTTTCGGCGCGACTCTCTCGGACCATGCGTCCCTCGGAGTCGAACTCATGCTGAAGATGATCTGGACCGTCATCGGGCTTGCCGTTGCCGCGTGGCTGGCGATGGCGCCGGCCTCGGCGCAGAACACCACGGGATTGGTCGTCACGACCTGCGGCTCGCCGACCAGCCCGTTCATCGCCGGGCGGCCGGCGCCGTTCACGGTCGATACGACGGGCACAATGTGCAGCCAGGCGGGGGGCGGGGGCGGCGGGTCGTCGACACCCTTCGCGCCCAATGGCAGCTTCGCGACGCTGACCGCGACCGCCGCGAGTTCGGCCTCGACGGCGCTGCCGACGGGCGCCACGGTGGCCTTCCAGAACACCTCGAGCGTGGACGTCTCCTGCGTGCTGTCGACCGGCGCCGCGACCGCCACCACGAACAAGACGATCGTGCGCGGCGGCGCGACGGTGTTCGTCGCGGTCGGAGCGAACGTGAACGCCGCCTGTATCAACCAGACCGGCTCGGCCTCGAACGTCATCGTGATGGCGGGCGGCTCGGGCCTGGGCACCAACTTCGGCGGGGGCGGTAGCGGAGGTGGGGGCGGCGCGGTCACCATCGCCGACGGTGCCGATGTGGCAGAGGGCGCCACCACGGACGCCGCTGCAACCGCCGGCGGCACTGGCTCGCTCTCGGCCAAAATGCGGCTGATGACGACCCAGCTTAACACGATCAACACCACGCTGGGCTCGCCTCTGCAGGCCGGCGGCACCGTCACTGCAAACCTTGGCACGCTGAACGGCGCCGCGACAGCAGCGAACCAGACGGCCGCAGCAGCCGCCAAGGGCGAGGGTGCGACCGGCGCCGCTGTGCCATCGGGCGCCCAGTACATGGGTATCAATTCCGGAGGCAACCTGACGGGGTGGAATGGCGCCGTCACCCAGTCTGGCACATGGACCGTCCAGCCCGGCAACACCGCCAACACCACGCCGTGGCTCACCAGCATCAGCCAGGGCGGCAATACTGCTGTAGTCAAGGGTGCGAGCACCGCGGCGTCAGCGACGGACCCCGCCGTGGTGGTCGCGATCTCGCCGAACGGCCAGAATGCCAACGGCCAGGCCACCGCAGCGAACAGCTCGCCCGTGGTTCTTGCGAAGAACTCAGGCACCGGTGCGACCATCGCCGGCGCGGCGGTCGGAACGGCAGGCTCCGCCGCCACGGAAGTCGTCACCGTACAAGGCATCGCGAGCGGCACGGCTATCCCGGTTTCAGGCACTGTGACGGCGACCGGCACAGTCGCCGCTACGCAGTCCGGCAACTGGGTGATGCAGCCGTGCACGGCCTACCACCTCTCTGGTGGCACGGCGGCGTCGACAAACTCCACTTCGATGAAGGCCTCGGCCGGCACGCTCTGCCGTCTCACGCTGATCAACACCCAGGCGAGCACGCTTGGCTATCTCAAGGTCTACGACAGCGCGACGGCTCCGACCTGCTCCAGCGCCACCAACCTCAAGCACGTCTATCCGATCCTGGCCGGGCCTGCCGGCGTGCAGGTCATCGACGGCATGGGCGAGGTCTACACCAACGGCATCGCGTTCTGCGTGACCGGCGGCGGCGGCGACACCGACAACACGAACGCGCCGACCGGGATCTACGTCGAAGCCAGCTACAGGTAATTCGCCATGAAGCGTTATCTCTTCATCCTCGCGGCGCTTGCGTTTGCGGCCTCGGCAAGCCCGGCCAGTGCCGTACCCTGCTACTGGGTCGGCGGTACGGCCACTTGGGACGGCACAAACACCGGTGGCGGCGGCGCTGGCGGCATCAAGTGGGCGTCAGCGACTGGTGGGAGCTCTGCCTGTGCTGGTGGCGGCACGGGTGGATCCCCGACGTCCGGGGACACGGCAAACTTTGATGCAAACTCCGGAGGCGGGACGGTCACAGTCAACACGACCGTTAACGTCACGTCGATCACTGCCGGCGCCTTCACTGGGACGCTGGACTTCGCGACGAACAACAACAATGTCACAGCTCAAACGGTTTCATTCACAGGAAGCGCGACTCGCACCATCAACATGGGCAGCGGGACTTGGACGATCACAGGATCGTCGGCCACCCCATTTGATGTCTCCGTAACCACTGGGCTAACCCCGTCGTTCTCGAACGCAAGTATTGTTCTGAGCGCTAACTCCGCCGCCCGCGTTTTCAGTGGTGGCGGTCAGACCTATGGTAGCTTCACCGTCAACGCCAATTCGACCAAGGGCCTCGTGTCGGTAAGCGGCACGAACACGTTCGCGTCTGTCACCGTCAACGGAGGCAACTCTCTTGGATTTCCGCAGGGCGTGACCACCACCATTTCTGGGGCCCTGGTAATGAGCGGAAGCTCCAGCGCTCCGGTCGGCCTCCTCTCGACTGGCCCTGCCACGAACCCCGCAACCGTCTCAGTTGGCTCTGCCTCAACCATCGATTGGGGTGGAATCTTGCGCGTGACGAAAGCCGGCGCGGGGTCTATCACCGCCACCAACTCGCTCGATATGGGCGGAAACACGGGCATTTCGATCAGCGCGCCGTCAGGTGGCGGCGGTGGCAGCGTTTGCGTGGGTTGCTAAAGATGAAGAAGTTGTTCCTTGCTGTAGCGGCGGTATTTGCAATTGCCGCTCAGCTCGTCTGCGCGCAGGCGCAGGTCGGGTTCAACCAATCCTGGTCTGCATCTCCGAACGGCACCAGGAATGTCACGCAGCCAATCATCAACATGGGCGGCGGCCCGAACATGCTGGAGCGCAGCCTGTTCGCGACGAACACGCCCTCGCTCGACTACAGCCAATGGTATACGCCCGGCAACGGCAGCCCGGCCATATCGACCGCCGACTACTACCTCATGTCGGGGTTCTATTGGTCTAGGCCATATGATCTCGACACGATGGGGGCTGATGGCGCCGCGATCAAGGCGCGGGAGGGCTATCGATACGTCTGGATGATGTGGGGCGATCATCCGGGCAGCATCACCTTTCAGGCGACAAATGATCTTTACGTCGGGTATTCCAACGACCCGCAGGTCTTGCCAGATCCGACGACGATGCGGATGCTGCGTCGGCAGGAGCAGTCGATCAACGTTGTCGACCAGAACGGCTACACGCAGAACACGTTCTTCCCCTACCAGACGCCATTCCTCGTTTACAATCCGGACCCTGGCGCGTTTGCGCCCTTCTACATCTATGCCGAAGGCCAGTCGGTTTCGTCCTCACGTCAACACGAGCTGACGCTGATCACGACGACCGACTTTCTGACATCCACGATCGTCGGCCCCACCATCCCAACGACCAACTTCAATGGTTGGACCAGCTACGGCATGCCGCAGCGGCTCGGCGTCAACAATTGGGTGGTCTACTCTTTCGGAAAGATCGACGGCTCGGCCACGAGCGTCGTTTGGTACAAATACACAAGCGCTGATGGTTGGGCCTGGACACCGGACTACTCGACAATCGTCGCAGGCCCGGGCCCGTACCTGACGATCTCGGGCCAGACCTACCTCCTAACGAAAGAGACCAGCACAACCAACGACTATTTGGCGCTGCTCGCTGTCGATGCAAACAAGGTGTCGCTCGGCACCTACACGCGGATCAGCGCCGCGTTTGGACCAAGCCAAGGCGACTCCACGACAGCCTATCCTGGGCCTACCTACCTTCAGGACGTGATCTCCTACGAGGAGGACGGGATCGCGTCGATCTATGTGCCGCGCGGATTCTATCGAGCCAACGCCAACAACCAGCTCGCGCCTGGGCCATATCTGAACAAATTCCCAACCTTCATCTCCGTCACCGGGACGATTGCCGCGACCACCGGCAGCAATGGCATCTTCACGCTCACATCGAATACGAGCGGCTACCCGCTTGAGGTGAACCAGGGCATCCTTGGTTGGGCAGGGAATCCGGTCATAACCTCCGACAACGGCGACGGCACGTATGGGATTGCCGTCGGCGGCGGGTCTGTAACTCCGACCACCGGTCCGACAGTTTTCCGCATCACTCGGAACGGCGGGTTGTGGCAGCAGTTCGTCGATCAGTATTTCTACATCACTGACCCGACCGCAGCCGCGAGCGCGGCGCCACTCGGCGTTCGAGCGAGCTGCGCTGCAGGCGTCGCCACGATCCAATGGAACAACTCTCTCCCGCACCAGAACTATCGCGTCTATTACGGCACCACGGCCGGCACGCAGGCCACGCTCGTCGGTGACGTGACCGGGGTCTCGACCACCTACTCCCCGACGCTAGACCAGATGTCGTGGTTCAAGGTGGTCACGCTGAACGGCGGCGAGCAGAAGTCCCGCGTGGTGAACACCTATTGCAGTTCCAATACTGCGATGGTGAACAAGCACGTCACGCGAGTCTACAATGACGGCGGCGACATCTCCCGCATCAACATGAGCTTCCTGGCGACCGCGGACGCCACGCTCACGTCGACCAACACCTGGAAGACGCTGGAGCTGTGGACCGACCTTCGCTTTGGCTACAAGGATAGCGGCGGCTTTATCACCAAGATCTACGATCTCGGCACCACAAAGCTGCCGCGCGGGGGCGATTACACGCCGACAACAAGCAGAACGTGGCCATCGACGACCAGCGGGACGACCTACAGCGCAACAGGCTTCCGCGGGACGACGCCGGCGTGGTCTAACTCCTCCACCTCGATCGGCTACTACGGCAACGGCCGAGGTAACCCAATCCAGCGCAAGAGCGCGCTGACGTTGATGGCCGCCTACCAGAAGTCCAGTACCTCTGGCGTGGCCGCGCTCTTCGGCTATGGCCAGAACGGCGGCATGTATTTGCAGCAGGCTTCGGGATCTTCCGGAGACGTTGTGTTCGGCATGGCCGCAAACTGGGAGGCAAGCACCTACGTCACCGCGACTGTTCCGTTCAGCTCGGCGACTACGGCCCATGTCGCCGCTGCGACGTTCTCATCCAATGGGACGATGACCGCATGGCTCGATGGCACGGCGGGGACACCCTTTGCCTCGAGCTTGGGGAACCCAATGCCGAACATCAACAACAGCGTGATTAAGGGGCAGTACGAAAGCACCAGGTCGACCGGCCCGGTTCTCTGCTCCGGGTCCGCAACATGCCTCCAGACCTTCGCGACACAGGCCTACTCGGCGGCGACAACTCAATCCGTGTCGATCCAGGCGGGCTTGCTGGTCTGGGAGGAGGATCTGTCCTCGACGAAGGTGCAAACCTTCACCAACCTCTACAACTGAGGCCAGCAATGTGGACCCGGCGCGCTTTTACTGGACTTCTGCTGGGCGGTCTGGCGAGCAGTCGGCTGCTGGCCGCTCCTTTCAACCCTTCGTGGTCAGCCTCTCCGAATGGCACGCGCAATGTTTTCGACAACGTGCTGGACTTTTCCTCTTTCGGAGGCTCGCCAGGCGCGAGCGGCGCCACCAACATCGCGGCTGTGGCGGCGTTCAATGCGGCTTACGCGGTCCTGTCTGGCCGAACGCGACTCTATATGGCGCCGGGAACGTATAACTTCAGCTCGACATTCAACATTGCCAACACGGCACCGCTGGCCGGCAGCAGTCTTGTTATCGATGCCTACGGTGTGACGATCGCGGCCCCGAGCGGCACGGCAAATGCCGTCGCCGCAAATGCCGGCATCGTTCAAGGCTCTGACAACTTTAAGGAAACAAGAATTGACACAGTCAGCGCGGGCTCTGACACGGTAACGCTCAAGACGCCGAGCGAGACGAGCCGATATTCTGCCGGGAAATGGGTAGCTGTGACCGGCATCAACATGCAGGGTGCCGGCGACCCTCCAAATCCCGGGATCTTTGAGTTCAAAAAGATCCTGAGCGTCGGTGTAGGCACACTGACATTCACCGAACCGTTGGTGAATACCTACCTTGACACATGGCCAGCGTACCCTGGCGGCGGCGTCGGTCGCGGCGGACCGGCATCGGTCTATCCGCTGCAAGGCGCTTGGGACCAAGAGGTGGAGTTCAAGGGCGCTGCCTTCGCCGACACAAATAATCTGGTGTACGGCAAAGTGCGCGTCATGCAGTGGACGGACTGCGCGTTTGCTACGTTTGGACCGTGCCCATCTGTCAATCTACTCTATCGCAGCCTTCGGTGCTCCGGGCCTGGGACCGGCGCTTTGGAGGTTGACAAATTCGTGCAGCGCGCGGAGTTCATCGACAGCACCCACCGAGCTGTAGACTTTCAAAGCGCGAGTGTGAACGAGCTATATGTCTCTAATGTAGTGCAGGCCGGGGCAACTGCCACGAGGTGGCGAGGTGGCGCGAGGGTCAGTAACGTCTTTAGCGGTCTATCGACCAGCAATTTCAATTTTGGCGAAATGAACTACGGCTGCATGGGGCCAGCGTCGTTGACGGATTGTTTCGCCAGCGCGTCGACGTTCTTCAATCAGACCAGCCCATTCTCGGACTACACGGAGGAGGGTGGCGGCGTCCTGAGCTATCCGGGTGGCCCTGGGACGGCCAGCAACCCTTCGCATTGGTGGGGGACACCCGGCGGGAATGCCGTGCTGCTCGATAGCAGCAATAATTTCGCCAGATCCTTCCAGATCAGCGACGTGTCGCAGGCAGCCGGGCGCACCTACATCCACACCAACCTTCCGTTCCCGGTGCCATCGACCATCAACGGCCGGTCTGCTCCGTGGAAAATTATCGCTCACCCGTGCCCGTCCGTGACGATAACGAACTCTTCCGGCAATGCGCAATTCGCGGCGCAGTCGGCGCTGCCGGCTGGGTCACCGTTCAACAACTGGACGCTTTAGTCGCCGAGTTCATGACTGCCCGCAGTCGGGCTGGTGCTCTGCGGTGGTGATAAATCCGCTCCATGAGGCTTGTTGCCTTGGCCATGAGCCGACCCGGCCGATGGAATTGCTTGCGGGCAAGCGCTTGCTTCTCGGCGGACAGCGTCCGGATGACGCCCTCCCAATCGTGATACCAGATGGGGTCCGTGGCGAACCTAGCCGCGCCGTGCTCGATCATCAGATCCACGCAGGCTTCATCGTGCCAGGTGAAGTGATCGTCCACGATCGACGTCATATCAATCCCGTCCCGCTCGTAGCCGCCAATCCAGTCCCTGTCGAACTCGACGCGCTGCGCTGACCGCCTGATGATGTCGAGGATGTGTCCCTGACTATAGAGCTTCCTGCGCTCGAATGCGGGCCGCGTCTCATAGATATTGTCCAGCATGCAGTAATAGCGCATCTTGGCCTCGCCTAGACGCTTCCGGATTCCGGAGTAGTGCAGCATCTTGATTTGGTGGCATGTCAGGGTCGGCGTCCGGTGGTCGATCGGAGTGCTCTTGGCGTGGATCGATGCGACCTTGAACTCTCTCCCGTCGTCTACATAGCCTCGATCGATGACCGAGTGAACGTAGCACTCCGAGAACGAGAATAGCTCGACCCTGGGGATGCAGATGACCGTTCCAGGAGAGGAGCTGAGGATGGTTTTCCACTCCGGCGATGCGGTCGCATTCGCAGTCAAAGCCTCGTCTGCGTCGAGCCGGATGATGACCTTTGGCCCCGGAGCTTCAGATCTGGCCAGTTGGTAAAGCTTGCTGATTGTGTTAGCTTCGTTCAGGTGCTTTTCGGTGTTATCGAATACCTTCACCTTCGGGAAGACTGCGGCGATCTCTCGCGTGTCGTCCGTCGATTGCTGGTCAAGCAGAATGATGGCGTCGGCGAACGTGCTGCTGGTTTCGAGAAAGCGCTTGATGCTCCTGCCTTCGTTCTTGATCTGCGCAATCACGACAACACGAACGCTCATAAAAAACCTCAAATTGCAATAAACAAAACTACCCCACGTTGCCCCTCCCGCCTAGCCCCTAAAGAGGGTTAATGGGCGGACGCCCTCTCAGGGTGAGCGGCTGCCTATTTCGACGCTCTCTATCAGGCCGAAAAATACGGCGATCGGCAAGCCCACCCATGGGTCCATGGCCGATAGTATCGCTGCAAGCAGCCAACAGAACGTTCGCCAGTATCGTTTCGGGAGCATGCTCATGGCTTAGGTGCGAAATAGCGCTTTGTTTCGCATGGACTGGATCTGGATCATCCGCTCGTAAAGCTCATCGGTGAGCTGTACATTCTGCCCTGTCCAAGCCTTGTTCTCCATGATCAGGTCGGCCTCCCATTCCTCGTAGGCCACAAGCACTGCACGGAGGGAGTCGATCTCGTCGATCAGATGTTGAGTTGCCATAGTCATCCCCTTTCTATTTAGGTGCGGCGGGCTGTCGGGTATTCCAGCGTTGCACAGCGCTGACCCGCGCCTCGTCCCTGCTCCTGGCATTGTAGCTGGTTTGAGCGTCGCATTTCGAGCACGATATTATACTGCGGTAGACGCCGGTTGCGTCATTGACCTTGTTGATGACGGCCATGAGCCCATCGCCACAGAACGGGCACGGATCAAGTTGGCAATCCATCACCAGCTTAATGTCGGCCATGTCGGGATCGAGGTATCTCACTGGTTCACATCCTGCTCAGGTGCTGCTGTCTGGCTCGGGCGCCATTGGAATGATGTAAGGCTGCCAATGCGTGGGCTGCCAGAATAGCGGTTCGTCGCTGTGGCTTCCAATCCAAGCCCGACCACCCCAGAAGCCGGGCGCGATGCGCCGCCGACTTGGCTCCTCAGCCGTTGCCCCGAGCCATACCTCAGCACCATCTTTCGGCGCCGTCTCGATCGGCATCCAGGCGCTCATTGCCGCTCTCCATTCGAGAGAGTCTGGCTGCCAATTGACCAATAGGCCCCAGGCACGCGCTTGTATTTGATGCCGCCGAAGGCGAGGCTGTCGGCGCTCATGCTCGTCTGAGCATCGATCGTCTGAATCTCCCGCTGAAGGTCCATCTGCAACCGGTCGAATACTGGTGCGGGGAGGCTGACACTGACGTGATCTAGAATCTTATCACTCGTCCACCTTTCAAGAGTGAGCTTGCGGAGCAGGAGGGATATTTCGATAAGTTCACGGGCTGCCATATGATCCTCTTTCAGGTGCGAGTGGCTAATGGGGTGGTTAAGGCAAATCCGGGTGAGGTTGTTCGCCATAGCTGGCGTTGCAATTGCAGCAACACCAATACCTGCCGCGCTTCACCAGCGGCACGTAGACCGGCTTATCGTTCCCGCCGAAACTCGGGCGGCAGATGGTGCAGTGCTTGGTTGGGCAAAGTGCCTGATCCTCGCAATCTTGATCGACGACGGGCGGGTTGAAGTAAATCCATCCCTCAGTGAGGTATTGCTCTTCATCGGTCGGCATGTTCTCTCCTAATTGCGTATTGCCGAATTTCCTCGGCCATCTCGATGATTGCGGGGTGACATTCGGGCCGATGCGCAGTTTCGCAGGTCTCTGCGAAAACTCTGCTGTTATAGACCCGGCCGCATCTTTTGCATGGTTGTTCGATCTTTTTCATGCCTTAGTCATCGATCAACTTTCGGACGCGGCTCGCCGCACTTCGGGCAATGCCAAGTTAGATACTGAAGCGTAGACGGCGGCATGTGGCGGCAATCGTCACAGCGATAGTCGGGTTCCTGACCTGTTGAGCAGATGCATGTTGAGCGCGGCGTGTCGTTCCGTGGCGGGTTCTGAGCAAATACCTTCCCCGTTCCGAGACACAACGAGCAAACGATCATCATTCTCTCCAATCTTAACGGGTAGTTGGCTCTGTGTGAGGGCCTGTCGGCCCTCAGTCAGCTCGATAGAGGTATTCGGAGCGAACCCATTCCTCGCTGAGGTCGTGCATCCACTTCACGAGGATGCGCGGGTTAGCCTCGGTTTTGTCCTCAACCGCCCGGGTGACGCCGATTGCGTTGCGGCCCAGGTCGGGATTCCACGTGGTGACGAAGTTGCCGGGCGCGAATTGCTGGGCGGCGCTCGAAACGTATGGCTGCAAGGTCATTTCACGTCCTCCGGATTGAGTTTGAGCTTGATGCAAAGGCGTAGAAGCTTGGCGACGGGCTCGGGTGGCCCCTTTGCGGCGTAGTTCTGGCTGGTCCGCGGGGAAACGCCTAACCATTCCCCCGCGCGCTCCTGAGACAGCCCCAGCGCTTTTATGGCCGCCTTGTATTGCGCCGGAGTCATTCCGGAACCAGAACGGCCTTGCCGTTGACGTAGCGATATTCCGCCTTGGTCCGGCCGGCGCGCTCAAGATATTCCCGCTCCAGCGCCGCATCCTCTTCCTTGACGCTCTGGCACTGCCCGAGATGCAGTTTGCCATCGTGGAAGCTGAAGAACCCGAACATTACGTAGCGTTGGGTTTCGCCGTGATAAGCCTCCGGCGGGCTCATGGAGAAGTGCCGGGTGATGGTCTGTGCCTGCATTGCAGTGCTCCCTTGTTGATGGGCTCACTATACGCATATTTTTCGTATACGCAACTATTTCGTATTCACGTATTGTTACAGGACACAGCACTCTTGTCATGTTCGAACGGCTACGGGCCATAGGCCCATAACCCAACTGATGACCCTATAGTCTGGGTGGTCAAGCGACTTGCGATCCGCCGTCCACGGATCAAAGACTGCGCCGGCCGAATCCATCACGGTGAAGTGCCAAGCCTGCGTAGCTCGGACCATGACTATGTGGACCGGAGCGAAGGGTGCGGGCGGCCACGGGTCGCGCTTGTGATATTTCCCGAGCGCGCGGAAGTTCTGGTAAACAATCTGCCATGCCCAGCCGCTTTCACGAAGCCATTCGTACATATCGGGTTCATTGATCCCGTCGCCCGCTCCGCGCAAGAGCAGCGGTTCAACAGTCTCGTAAGGCACGCCGCAGGCCATCGCGAGACAGGCTATCCCGCAATCGTACGAACTACGCTGCTGAATCCGTTCGATCTGCATGTCTCACGCTTCCAATGTGCTTCATGCTAATTTTGCGCCGTCAACAGCCCGCGCGACCTCCCCAAGTGTGAGGCTGGCCGTGTCGGACCCATCGTAGTTAAGGCGGGCAACTAGCAGGTTGAACAGTTGGCCCGTCGTGATGTCGTCAACGGCCAGAAGATATTCTGCCTTGTGGGTTTCATCCTCCCACGTGAGGGAGGATTCTGGCGCGAACTTGTGCCAAAGACGGATGCCGATTTCGAGCCTCGCGTCACCGTTGGCGATAGCCTGCGCTTCCTTCAGGTAGCGATCCGCTGCGGCATCGTTCTGGATTGCGTTCTTCTTCCAGTCCGGAGACTGCATCCTGTAAAAAGCTGCCTTGTAGTTGGCGATTTCCTCAGGGGCGGCATCGTGTGTTCTGATTTTGCCTTCGCTCATACTGACCTCCGCAGTCGTTCGATTTCTTCCTTGATGCCCTTCGGGACATAGAATCCGCAGTCGCCTACCATGACGACTTCAAGGTCAAATGGATCAATGACTCGTCCGCCGCGTTTATAGAGCCGTGCGACTTTTGAGGGGCTCATCTGGATGGTGCGGCCTATGCTGTCAGACACGCGCCATCCGATCATGCGGCTGAAGAATCCCATGCAATGGATGTTATCGCGACGGCGGATGAGCCAATGCCAACAGTCGTCGCGCGGGAGTAATCCATCCCATTCATCTACGGTCATCTGAGTATCCCTAAAACGTGCCAAGCGGAGTTAGTGGCTATCCTGTTGCGCTTTCGCATTTCCTATATGTGGGTCAGGCTGCCGGCGGTCGGCGTAGCATCGTCTCCAAGCCGTACTTGCCAGAGGTGGCGTTGAACTTCTCCTGAACCGCTTGCTGAAGATCGATCCCGGCCTGCATGGCGATCAGGTCCAAGCAAATCACTGCGTCTGCCAGTTCCTCGGCAAGCTGCTCGACAGTCGCCCGTGAGCCGCGAATACCAAGCCGCTCGCGTTCGAGCTTCTTGATCACATTGCACGCCTCACCGACTTCGCCAGCGAGCTCGTTGCCGCGATAGGCCAGGCTGATGTTGTTGTCCCTGTCCCACTCCTTCTGACGAGCCTCGTTGGCGGAGCGGAGGGAAGTATAATAGATGGTCGGCATTTCGGTCTCCTCAGGGTTTCGGATACATTCCAGATGCTTGACGATATAGAGGGAGGCAGGGTTCTTAGGCGTTTGCCCCTGCCACGCTGTGCCATTACGAGCGCCGGTCTTCCAACCGCCCCCCTCTATGTCGTTAGAGCAATCTTTTGCGAATCTTGCCTAGATTCATCATGAGTTTTGCGTGCTGGAGGCAATAACCTTCATCGGTGCGAGAATTGCGTTTGCATTTTTGAACGACCAATTTCCCGCCAGATTTTCGCATCCCAGTAGTCGCCTTGCATTTTGCCATGATGGTCAACTTTCATGTGCGAATGATTGAGGCAAAGGCTTGGGCGTATTGAACATCAAATTCGATGCTCTGCCGTATGTCCTCGACTCTCTGGGCCTCTTCCAGCACCCGCTCCATTAGGCACTCCAATGCCTCGTCCAGGGTATCCACGAACTCTTGGACTTCGGGCTGGTCGCCTTCCTTGACGCTGCGAAAGGTGGCGATCCACTCGCGAGCCTTATTAATCTTCTCTGGGGTCATCATTTCGTTCATCCGGTTAGTGCGCGCGGCAGCGCGCGAGAGTCGTTGCGTCAGTGTCTCGCTTTTCCGAATCACGAACAACCGAAAGCATCACATGATCCGCAGAGATCTGATTACTGTCGGCGTTGCGGCCGTCGCGCTCCTGGGTGGCTGTCTCGTCGAGGGTTGGCTCGATGCGCGCCGCGCCGCGACTGCGTCGAACCGAGCTCGCACCTGGTTCGCATTGACCGTCGTGGGCATGCTGCTGGCCGCCGGTGCCTTCGGCGTGCAGCGGGCGCACGGCCGCGATCTCGACGGGCGCTATGCTTCGAGCAATCCTGAGCTCAAGGCGTGGTTCGACTCGCTGAAGAGCGGGAAGGGGCCGTGCTGCTCGGATGCCGACGGCTCGGCGCTCTCGGATTCCGACTGGGAGACGCGGGGCGGCCGCTACCGCGTGCGGGTGCCGCGATGGCAGGAGGAGATTCCGGGCCGCCCGCAGGAGATGATCTGGCTGGACGTTCCCGAGGACGCCGTGATCACGGAGCCGAACCGGGTGGGGCGCACCATGGTCTGGCCGATCTACGGCTATCAGGGCGTGAGCATTCGCTGCTTCATGCCAGGTAGTATGACCTGAACGATGCAGGCTCTGCCGCTCGCCGCGAGCGGCAGAACCCGGGCAATCGATTAAGTGTCGGCCGAAGAGAAGGTGCTGGGGGCCGTCGAGTGATCGGCAAGGGCTGCCATCAAGGGCAGATATCGTGCGATTGTCGCCTTCTCCACGCGCAGCACGACGGCGACGTGGGTCTTGTTTTCCGCGATGATGCGGCCGTAAGTCTCGAGATAGTGGCGCGGGTCTTTCGTCTCCATGGTTGTTTTCCCCCGACTGCGCTGAACCTGTAAATGCCGTCGTCAATTCCGGCAGCAGTATTGAGCGGCGCTTTCCGAGGTTATGCAACTTAAATTTGAATTGCGGTTTTGGCGAGTTGTCGCGTTTTGAGACATGCGGGGTTGCAATGCCGACTTTTCCCGTGCATCTACGGATCACTTTGAAAAGTTTTCCCCGCTGTCCACTGAGGGTACCGCGGCGGCTGGTCCCGGCGCTTAACATAGGTGGTTGCCGCCGGTTGCACTGCATTGGCTATGCACCACTTTTGCGATCTTCGTGAATGTGTGAGCGCCTGTGGCCGTCCGCGCGCAGCTCCCGTAGCGCCGCCGCGATCACCCTGCGCTCCTCCCTCGTAAAATTCCTGATCGGGGAATAGCCGCGCAACTGATCGGCATCAAAGCATCGGGCGAGTTCTTCCGTATCAACCACGAGAAGGCTCCTTTTGAATGTGCGAAGGGCCGTCCAGCGTCATCAAATGTCCTCGCGCGTTTCTTCGTCGGCGGCATCCCATCCGTTCTTGCCGACCACCCATCGATCCGCTGGCGCAATAAAACCACCGGCCCCTTGCGGCGTCCCGCAGGGTGAACCTGTCAATTCAGGTTGGGTGGTGCGGCCGTTTCTGGTCCCGTCCCCGGTTGTCTTGGAATCCTGACTGATGGGTGCGCCTTCCGGCCACCTGCTGCCCGGCGTCAGTCCGGCCAAATGGGCCTTTTTGCGGAGGCAGGGATTGGCGGCGCAGGCGTCTCTTGAGAAGCCACATTCGCAGGTTGTCACATCTTTGGCGCCGGCTTCATAGCCAGACTTGAAACCGACTTGGTAGCCTGCGTTATATCCGTTATCGTAGGAATCTCGATCCCAGGTCATTGGTCGGCCTTTCTTTCATGGGAAATGTGCGGCTGCCCGAGATAGCGCACGCCAGTGCCGCCAAATCCGTCCACGTCGCGGCAGACCATGTGCCAGCCCTTGAGCGGCATCGCTGCGTATTCTTCGGGCGTCATGACCTTGTGCGGCTCGCAGTCAAAAGCGTAGGCGCGCAACGCCTCGATAATGATTGCGTGCCGTCGCTGAACAGTCGGGCCGAACTCCTCGTAGCCGCTGGCGATCATCTTCTCCAAGCCGCGTTGATATTCGTCGGCCAAAGCATTGATCTCGGCGTCGGTCGGCTCTGGGTCGTTGTCGGGGCGGATGAAATGGTCGCTCATCGGCGGGGCTCCGTCCAGTCTGCATTGCAGACATTGCAATGCATGATCTTCCAATCGCCGCTTGCCCATTTCTGGTAGACGTAGCGGCGGTGGAAAAGGGCGCACCAAAGGGCTTTAAGCATCGTGATTACCCTGTCGTACCTGTGGGATGACGAAGGTTCTGTTGATGATCTCGGCGTCTTTAGCTGGTCGGCCAGACCAAAAACGTTTCTTCACAAGAATGGAAGATGCGCCGCTTTCCCTAGCGATCCTGCAAGCGGCTCCCTCAAGATCGTCATCAGTAACGATTACTCGCTCACCGCTCACTACTTTGCCGTTGACGTCGGCCTCATATAAAAGGTGATACCTCATTGGCCGTCACCCGTTCGTTCTTGCGGAGGGAACACGCACGTGCAGGCCGGATGGTGACAGATCGGATCTGCGCCTTGACACCAATCCGGCCGGTCTGGCGCGCTCATTGTCGATGTGAGCTGCACCCTGCAAGCGTCCATGGTGTCTGCAATGCGCTCGTAAATTGAAGCAACTTTATCGCTGTCGTGAACGCCTCGGATTGATCGTCTCCATATTCCAGCCGCCTCGCGGTAGTCCTTGGCCAGAAAGGTGAACCTGGTGGTCGCATCCTCGACCTGTGAGAGCGCCTGTGCGAGTTTAGCCTCGGCGGCATGCAGCAGCGCGCCTAGCTCGTCCTGCGTATGCACTACCTCGGCATGAGCCGTGTCGGCCTCTTTGCGCAGTCGAGCGACCTCCAGGCGCAGCTCAACTTCTTCCTTCGTGGGAGCCGCGCGCAAAGCCTCAAGATCTTCGCGAAGCCGCGCGTTCTCCGCTTCCAGCGTTTCAATCAGCTTGTCGCGCGCCGCAAGCCTGTTGCGGGCGTTCGGAGGCTCACTTTCTGCCGGTGTGTGAGCAGCCAACGTCTTCGTGATAGCCTCGCGGACGGCCTCGCCATCGTTCAACGTGCTGCCGTTGGCACGATAAACAGCATCCAAAATCTTGTAGACCAAAACGGCAGGTGGCCTGTTGTCCGCTCCTTGGGCATGAGCGGACGACTGTTTCTTCTCGGTCATGATCTGCCTCCCTGCGGCGTCCTCGCGTCGAGATGGGTTGTTGCCTTCACCGGCCACTCGGGCTCGGAGGGCCGATGTGTGCCGGCCATCACCTCGAGCTGGCGGCCGATGAACTTGGCTGCGAGCGGCCGATCGGGATCCTTGAGGTGGGCTATCGTCGCCTTCAGTTTCTCGCGCGTGAGGAGGTCCTTCTCCTTGCGGAGGCGGCAGTCGAGCGCGTGAATGGCGGGGCTGAAGTCTTTGGCTTTGGTCATGGCGCGCTGTCCTCTTCAGTTCCCTCTCGTTGGGATGCGCACTGGCGTGCGCGCTTGCAGGCGCCGATGGAGCGGCGTGCTCCGTCGATCGAACGAGCGGCGTCGCTTGCTGGCCCGGTACTGAGCGAGAATTCGGGCGAGGGACTTCTTGGTTTCGTCAGTCATTGAGCTACGCCACGCTACGGTTACAGACGCGCACGGCCGCGCGCGGAGCGAACCGCGTTCGGCAAACTGGGGGTTGGCTTCAAAGAAGTTGCGGCGCCCGTTCACGGGCGAATGTGACCCACCAGAACAGGGGTTCCAGAAAGTGGGCCACTGAGGGGTGTTTTGCTGAGCAAAATCAAAGGGCGATTTTGGCGCTGGCGATCCCGGCAGGACTCGAACCTGCAACCCGCGGAGTAGGAACAAGTCGGACGGCGCGTCAGAGCCCGCCACCTCGAAACTTTAGGCGACGACGGGGTTTTCGCCGGCGCTAAATTCGCCGCACCACTCGTGGCCCCTCATCAACGGCCTGGTTTCGTCTCACTGGGTTTTGTCGCCGCAGGTCGCGGCCCTGCCGAGCGGCTCGCCGGCAATGAAAATTCGCTCAGCATCCGACTAGGAAGCGCAAAGCGATGCACCCGCCTTACGCGTTCGTCTCAGAAACAGGCCGCCTAGCGCGAAAGAGGCAAGGCCGACCAAGCCGGATCCAGACAACGGCGCAGGAACAGGAGCGACACCATCGAAGATGTGGACCCAAGCTACGCCGAGAAACGCGCAGTGGCTCGGACAGGTGCCATACTGTTGGAAGGATCCGGACGGTCCTCCAATCGTCAGGCTATTATAGCCGTACCCGGGAGCGTGAATTTCCAAGCCGAAAGTTGGAGGCCCGTAATCGCTCCATGAAACATACGCAACGTCGGAGACGGCCCCAAGGCTAGTTCCCCCTGAGAGAGGCCCTACAAATAAGAAAGAGCCCCAAAGATCTGTGAGGATACCATCATCGGTCTCGAAAAAAATGCTCGCGCTGTAGGTTCGCGGGGAATGTGGAGGCGAAGTGAATGCTCCTATGTAGCTGCCAGCAAAATCGATACGAATTTCTTTCGCGGAAACTTCCGATGATGTCTGGCAAAGAAATGAACTAAGCAAAAGTAGAAGAACAATAGCTCGAACCATGACCCAAGACTCCGTCCAATGTATTTACACTTACGGGGCAAAGGAGGCATTTCACTGCTCTCGCGCTAGTTGAGTCAATGGCATCAGTCCAAAAAAATGATTGTTGACATTCATTCGCACCCCGCGGAACCACCGCCTCCTCGCCTTCATGCTTTGAGGGCCAGACTTTGTCCTCAGGCTGCTCAGTGAGCGCAGGGCGGCCGCTAGACTGGGGGCAGTTCAACTGCAGATATCCAAGATTGCCTCGCTCAGGTCACAAGGGCCCTGGTGAGCTATTTTATTCAAGGCTCGGGGCTGCCTGGGTGCGGGCGGGGTCTTGTCGGCGCGTGGGCGCGGGCTTCGTAGCGGGTCCGAGTAAGGCTATGGGTTATTTTTTTCGTCGCTTTGCCCTCGGCCGGCCGTCACGCCTCCCGCCGGGATGCGGCGTCGTCCTTGTTGGATGCAGCATCACGGCGCATGCTCTTGCGCAGAGCCTCCTTCAGATCGATCACATTGTCTCCGCGATTAAGGGCGAGCTTGGGCTGCTCGTCCAACAGCTTCCGGCGCGGCTTCGGTGCCGCGATCAGCTTGCGTGGATCAAACGCCGCGATCATCTTTTCCACGATATGCTTCGCGAGATCGAGCATGTCCTTGGTGATTTTCACGTTGGAGATCGTGCCAAACAGTTCGCTGGGAACACGCACCTGATCGGCGTTGCGCAACAGCGTGGCAGCCATGCCCTCGCCTTGAGGCTCTATGGCGAACGTGTGCTTTCCCAGTGTGGCAACGCCAATCACCTTGTTTGCCGCCATCGCCTCGCGGATGACCGCATAGGCGTCGTGACCGACGCGCCCCTCTGGGACCAGGTAATAAGAACCCGCGCAATAGATCGGCTCGATTTCGCCGGCCTTTGCGAAGTTTTCGATTTCTATAGTGATGTCGGCGCCTGGTTCGAGGTCAGGCGCGTCTTCAGTTGCAAAATGAAGCCTCACTGGACACGTGACCAGTGCGAGCCGCAGAAAGCCTTGGAAAGCGAACGCCGGCCGCTCGACCTCGGACTTCGGGTTCGGCGGGTTCAGCTTGTCCTCCAGCGCACTCGTTACAAACGAATTGAGGGTCACATCCTCACGTGCGGCTGCGAACGCTGCCTGCCGGTGCAAATCTGGCGGCACGCGCACATTGAATAACCCTTTGAATGGCTTTGCAGGCTCTTTTCCCGCCTCGGCGCAGGTCGCAAGATAGTCTTCAACTAGTTCGGCGAAGGCGGTCTCGACGTCCGCTGCGCTTTCAACTTCGGTCGTGATTAGGTCGTCGATATGCAGCACGCGGATGAGGAGCTTGTTGTCCTCAAAATCGACCGACCCTTGGTAGTCGCGATAGCGCACGGTGCTCATAGCAGACCCAAATCTTCGAGTTGTTCTTGTAGGCGGCGAACCATGGCCGGTCTCATCTCGCCGTTGTGTGGCTCGTCCAGAAAGATCATAACTTTGGTAGCGCGATGCATGAACTTCCGCCTGCTACCGCCGGTCTTGCCAGCTCTAAGTTGGTCGAAACCCATCGCGATGATCAGCCGCTCAAAATCGCGGTAGCGGTACGTCCCTCGGCAATCGCCGAACGAATGCTTCAGCTTCTCCGTCTGCGACATGCCCCACCCGCCAAGTGTAACCGGAATTTAGTTACAATATCTGGCCTCGATTTGCAATCCCGGCAACTCTCCGTGAGGTTTCAGGGCGGTGTCAAAACATCCTTACGATCTCGCCCTTGTCCCGATCGCCGACCGCGCCCGGCGCTGCAACGCCACTCGAACAACTCCACAACGAACACCGGGATTCGGCGAGGCGGCCCATCTGCACAGGAGCCCATTTTGGATCAGTCTTGCAAATCTGAGCCATTTTAATCCACGCTAAGGTTGCAGAAATCACGGAGGCCAACTGTGATCCATTTGACCGCTGCCGCTGCAATTGGCCTGTTTGTGGGTATCGCAATGGTGTGGTGGGTTCGGCCCGAAACCAACGCTGGCGCCATATTTCTCGTAGTCGCGAGTGCCGTGTTTTGCTTCGTACTAAGCCTTGCGCTCACCCTCATTGGTCGGTTTTTGAGAAGGCAGCCAAGCCCCTCTACTTCAAGGGAGAAGGACTATACGGGCTAGACTTCGGCAGGGCGGGCTTTTGGGCTGGGGCTACTGCTAGAGATATTCCAATGACGCGATTTCTGTTTTTGATCTTTGTTGCAATGGGAGAAGTAGTAGGCTTCCAATCTGCGTCTGCGCAATTCGCTTGTCCGGACGGATATTATCTCTCAACAAGCAGGCGGTGCCTTCCCATCGGCGGCGGCGGCGCGGGGGGGCCGGAATTGGGGGTGGTAGAGGTGGCACTGGTGGCAACGCCTATGGCACCGGCTCTCATGGCGAATCGAGTGTCGCTCCGCCGTCACCGCCCTTCGGCACTGGTTCGGGCTCAAGTGGTAGCTTTGGTGAACAAGGAGGGGCCGGTGGCACCGGCCATACCGCCGGCGGTGGCGGGGGTGGTGGCGCTGCTGGTGGTAGCAACAGCGTCGTAATCAAAGGGCCCGTATGTTGCAGTGGCGGGGAACCCTCCGGTGCGGAAACTCCGCTTCAT